TGGATCTGTGTGTTCTGTGTAAATTTCATAATCTTGATTTGTTTTTTAGTATGTTATAAAAGTAAACAAAAAAGTTGAAAGAAAAAAGTTTTTTATCAGGTATTTGTTTTTATAATGTAAAGAGTAAAGCCTCCCCATATAGAGAAGGCTTGTAATATGTGCCAAATGATCGCAGGCGGGAATTCGACTTTGGACTTCATTTTGTACGTATACTTATTTTGTTGTAGTCAGGCCAGGATTCGAACCTGTGCCAAGGGAGCGCTCCCCTATCAGTTACACAAGGTAATTACTCCTTGCTTTACCTACCGTGTAATGCTTTGTGGCCACTCTACATTACCAAAGGTCTCCTACGACCACCTGACCAATTTGAGAGTTCCACATACAAGTCACTCGCAACCTTATTCTTTATGCTATCGTAATCTCCATATGAGCTTTGATATAATTGATGACATCCCCAAAACTCGAACCAGAGCATAATGTCAATCTCATTCCACCTACATCCTCTCCTGAACGATATGCTATGTATGCCTTAGCACTTGATGAATCCTCTGAGAAGATCAATTGTAGTAATGCGAGCGCTCTTGTCCAACCACTATTTGCGCAATTAGGGTCGATATCAACATACATATTATCTTTTACATCTGTGATCTCTGAAGCGTAGGACTGGTTCATTCCATGTGCGGTTAGAAATGCAATGACCTGTTCTCTAAGGTCATATGCCGTATATTCGTTCTTTGTCTTTGCTGATGTGCCAAATGTTATTGATTTCATATTGTTGTGTTGTTTTTATAAAAGTAATGAAAAAAATTGAAAGAAAAAAGTTTATTTTCAGGTATTTGTTTTCTTAATATTCCATCGTGATCCTGATTGCTTCGATGGTCTGGAAATAATAGTCTGGATTGATAAGAGACCTTTTACCTTCGGCATCCATCACCTTACGTATCTCCTGTTCATTCTCGAGTATGTTCTCTGTCATCGCGAGTATCCTCTCTCGAAGTATTCCCAGCTGGATAGGATCTAAGGAGTTGATCATCTTTGTAAGCGCCTGTTTGTTTGTCAGTGTCTTTGTCATAACCTTTAGTTGTTTAGTGTGAAGTAAATATACAACATAAAATTGAAAGTGGGTAACTTTTTGTTGTATATTTGTTTTCTTACTTTAAAGTTAATATAAAGTCTCCCAGCAAATTACGATAGGTTATTTTATATATTGAGTTTGTTTTTATTATTTCAGATTTTTCTATATCTGAAATTTTAATAAATTCAAATCTTTTGCCTTTATGCCACTTTGGTTGTGTTATATTTTCAAATTCAGACAATGAAATATTATTTATATCTGAAACTTCAATCGACGTATGCCATATTTTTCTATATCGTTCTTTAAATTCTAAAGTAAGAGGAGATATAGCATACAATCCTACTTTATTTTTGTTGGTTTTATGGGTATATAATATATAATAATGACATACTGTAGTCAATTTCCCATCAATTTCTCTTTCAAATAATATTTTAAAAATGTCGCCGATTTTGAATGTTTCCTGCATCATGCTGTTGTTGTTTGTTTAGATAAATGTACTAAAAATTTTTGACACTTGAAAGTTATTTCTCAAGTATTTGTTTCCATGATGTCAGAAAACAAATATACGTTCAAAGTCTTTCTCGTGTCGAGTATTTCGTGTACTTTTATAATGCTGAAGCCGCAAGCTCATCGGGTCAGAAGTCACAAGCTTCTAATAGGGTATACTCCAACCTACGGGTAACCCTCGGACACCTCGATCCATAAGGAATCCCACACACGGAAGTATGCAGGATTTCACATATATGAAACGTCTTATATATTACTTTTCTTCCATATACATTGCCATATCGTCCTCATCGGCATAGAATATCTCGGCCAACATATAACGGAGATCTTCATCTGTGCCTGTAAATTGAACCACCGGATTTCCCCCACCTGGTCCGTGCCAATTTAAAACGTTTAGTAATATGTTTCTCTTTTCCAAAAGACCCCAGAACCTCTGATCTTCTTTTTCGCTGTCTGTGAATGGAATGCAATCCATCTTGATCGTTTTTTTCATTGTGTATTGTTGTTTGGTATGTTATAAATGTACTGAATTCTTTTGACTTAAAAAAACTTTTTGTCAGGTATTTGTTTTCTTAATGTATAAAAACAAATATATATCCAATTGCTTTCGAGTGTCGTTTATTTTATGTACATTTACTAAGTATCAAGCATCGCACGCCAGCGGCCACTGAAGGGACGGTCTGAGGAACGGGAGGTATACTCCGACCTGCGAGATGCCCTCGGTGATCACGGTCCATAAAAAATCCCACACACTGAATGATATGTAGGATTTCTCTTATATGAATTTCCTTATATATTAAATCAACTCCATATCAGTTTCGCATGCGGATAATTTTCCATATAGATAATCTAGATCCGTCAACCAGCAATGTATGCCATCCTCATTCTGGCTAGAATATCCAGTTATCGTAGTTGTTTTTCCAACGTATTCATTGAAATAATCATACGTATACCCGTCATCTTCGATTAAATCTTTATGTGTGTTTTTTGTGATGATGACCTTGTCGCCAATTTTGAATTTCATTTCCATGTTATAAATTTACACGATTCTTGTGATATAAAAAAGCTTTTCTTCAGGTATTTGTTTTCTTAATCTGTAATCATATCATATTCGCATATCATCAAATATAGTATCTCCTAATGTATATATGATATCCATTGCTGAATCGAATCCGTAATTTAATTCTCTTCTTACTTCTAAACAACCCTGGGCTTGTAGTTCACTATTAAGTAATATACTCATAATAGGATGATGTAAAAATACCTTTTTCAATTTTAATACCTTTTTTGTTTCTGGATACCTTTTTTGTTTTAAAAGCCAGATATTTATAGATGATACCACTGTTCAACCAGTATTGTTAGTATTTCCAATTGGCGCAGCGTAGTCCTTAGTAAACCGAGCTAGTCTCATTCTGAAACGGATCAATAAGAAAGAAGCAAGACAGTTACACGTATCACTTGAATAAAATACCTTTTTTGATTTGCAGGGGTCTAGTCAGTGCCTGTTAAATTTTTTTTTATTGTGATGTCAGTAATGTTAAAAGCATCCACCATAACCAAATAGAAATGCAAATGAATACTGGAACTGCAATGCGTGTTGGTTTTAAATCGTTAGGATCACCATACCCGTTCTTTAGCTCGATGTACATTTTTATTACTACTGGTGTTAATACTGTTACTGCGATAGCTACGGCAGCCGTGATTATTATTAATAGTACTTTCATATTATAAATGTAATGAAAATAGTTGAGAAAATACCTTTTTTGTTTTGTGTGATGGTATATGTCTGGTACTTCGGAGTTAGATTTTTCCCTGGAAGTATCTCTCTCTTACCGCGTTCAACTTCATAACTTACTAGGCTCTCTTACTTTTCCACTCTTATACCTGATTATCTGGCCCGTGTATATTGACCATCTCCAATACCACAAGTTTCTTTTCTTTACTGCCCTTTTATTGTGTCTACTATTCTCTTCATATATAATTAGCGCTATGCAATGATTCTAGATCGAGCAGTCTAATGCGCGGGTCGCGAAGCATCCAGTATTCTGATTTTATATAATATATATTTAGGTGTGTTAACGTTAATCCTAGTCTATTATTCAGTGCCCATATACTAATAGAGCGCGCAGCTTGAGTATCCTGTTGTAATATCTATTTGTTTCATGCTGGGTTTATTCTATAGTGCGCGGCTAGAGCGATTGTTGTTTGTCTCGGCTTAATGTTATTAGTGGTATTATTTTTGAACTCATTGTTGTCATTAGGTATTTCTCTATCTCTTTATTACTATCAAGATATCTCATTGTTAATAGTGTGGGTGTTACTTGTGCTATTATCGATATTATTTCTATTGGTTTCATTGAGCTAAAAGTATGCCTTTTTATTGATCTATAAAAGAAAAAGTGCAAAGTCTTAATGAAATTGCACTTAATATTTGGTGTACTGTACGTTAGTTTCTGGAGCTATATCTTCATATTCTATTGATGATTCTCTTCGTTTTAAGCGATATCGATAGAATAGAAATAATACAAAAATAAATAGAATAATTAATCCAATCATTAGCATAAAATATTAATCTTCTGATTCGTATGATTCTTTTATTGATTGTACATAAAATTCCATTGCTTGATCTGTACTTGACGATTGTGGTTTCTTACCTATTGTTTGATTAAGGCACTCTGTATATCCAAGAGATCTGCCATATTCTAATGCGTCTTTTATTTCTTCTAAGACGTCTTCAAGAGTAACTACTATTAATTCTTCCATGTGTGATGTTTGGTTTTATTCTTCATCATGTAATACAAGACCGGATGACATATTACCACCTTGCTCAGAAAGATTAGTATGTCCTTTTTCAATTAGCTCTAACATCTTCTTTTTAATCTCTTTTATTGATGTTCCATATTGCTTTAGCTGATCTTGTTCATCTAGGCTTAATCCCTTCATGCTTTCTTTAACGTATGACATTGCAGTATTATTTTTAATAAATATCTGATAGAGGAGAAGATTTCAACCTATCTATTTCTTGTGCTAATTTAGGATCTCGTATGACTTGTATTGATGATACCTCTTCACTCTCTTTGCCCTCTGTGACTATTAAACCTACAAATTTTTTGGTTTCTGAGTGGTTAACGCATGTGTCTTTATATCCAAGTTGAACTCTTTTGGGATGAATGACTGTGTTGCAAATTTTACAATAATGATTTAATTCTTCCATTGATCTATAACTATTTGTTTATATAGTAAATGTAAACTTTATTTTTGATAAGATAAAAACTATCTCTTGCGTTCCTCTTGCTTAGTCCAATATCTTGCCATTTTATTATTCTTTTTCTTTAATGATAAAATTATAAGTGTGGCAAAAAATAGTATGTAAACGTAATAATTCAATAACATAATTTTATTTTCTTTCAGCAATCATGAAATTTAATATAGTCTTTTGTAACTCATTTAAGGCTTGAGTATTATCCTGTATTAATTTCGACATTCTATCTCTTTCTTCTATAAGTAAATCGTTCATTTCTTGTTGAACTCGATCTATTCTTTCTTCCAGCATCTCATTTCTTTCTACCAATTTCTGATATTGCTGAAATGCTACATAAGCCAATACAACCGTAATTACACCTAGAATTCCATATTGAAGGACATAATTTTGTATTCCTTCTGTATTAGTTGGTACTAGAGAATTAGAAGGAAGAGAGTCTAATAAAAATCTAAGCATTTGGTGAAATATTTACTATCAATAAATATCGGACTATTTACTTGATTTATAATATTCTATTAATCCTTTAGTATAAATTTTTAAATTTCCTATCTTTAAATCTATTCCATTAAAAGTTAGATAGAATGTAAATAAGATAAATGATATTATCCTAATGACGTTTAACTTATTGATCTTTTTCATAATTTTGTATTTTGGAGCTGTGAACTGAGCTGTGAATAGAGCTGCCTGTTGAGCTGTGAATTGAGCTGTGAATAGAGCTGTGAATCGAGCTGTGAATAGAGCTGCCTGTTGAGCTGTGAATTGAGCTGCCAGTAGAGCTGTGAATAGAGCTGTGAATCGAGCTGCCTGTTGAGCTGTGAACTTATTTGTTTCATATTTACTTACGGTCTTTATACCATGGATTTACTTTACTATTCTTCTGTATTCTTGATCCTACTTTGTATAAAAAAGACCAACTATTAAATTCAATCTGTGATTCTGGATAACACGTTTTAAAACTTGGGTGCTTATCGATGATATTATCTCCTTTTGTGGAGATTCCAAATATAATATGTTTTATAATACTCATAACTTTCATTTTTTTAATTAATAAATCAAACTATGATAGAGAGCTGTGAACCGAGCTGTGAATCGAGCTGTGAACTGAGCTGTAAATCGAGCTCTATATAGAGCTGTGACCAGAGCTGTGACCTGAGCTGTGAATCGAGCTGTGACCTGAGCTGTGACCAGAGCTGTGAACCGAGCTGTGAATCGAGCTGTGACCAGAGCTGTGAATTTATTTGCTTCATAACTTTCATTTTAAAATAATACTACTAATAAGATCGCATCCTACGTTGCCTTAATTATTCCTAAGATCTCATATCAAATTTATACTCTTCAGCTGTCAATCTACTAAGAGAAGCAATTGCAGCAATAGCATCTGTATGATGGGGTTGTACTCCTTGAAGATATTGAGTACCTGTTGAAGGACATATCATCTTGACCCACGCAAAAGGTTGATTATCTATTTCTTCAAATGTCTCATCTGTCTTTAGTAGTGTGACTTCTTCAAGATCTCCATTCGAATGAACTATCGTCTGCTTATCAATCTCTTTTGCACCAAGAAGATCCATAACCCCCTTTTGTCCAAGAATCTCATACCATGCTCCTTTATAGTCTGAGTTACGCTCTTTTACAAATTCTTCACGTGTAAGTGATTTTGCTTTATTAAAAATATCTGCTGGAATATGACGACCATTGATATAGTAACAATCATCCCAAGCTGTACAAGGGTATGTGCTATTCCAAGTTACTGCTTGATATGCTGGGTTATGCAAAAGATTAGCTGCATTACGCACAATCTTTGTTGGATATTTACTTACAATGCAAACTTCTTCACAGAATATCGCAGAGTAGATATTTGCTTTCCAGTTAAGAGCCTCGAGCTCATTCAATTCTTTTGCTGCACCAGTAGTCTCAATCTTAAATTCATCTTGGATAAATTTGTACCAAGTATAATAGTATCTTGCGTATATACCAATTGCAAATAAAGAAGATTCTACGAATTTCATCTGGCCTTTATTGGCTTTGATAAATTTAGCTAAGTCTTTTTCTGGGATATTAGAGATACTTTCAGCAACTGTTTCTATCATATTCTCATTCTCAACAAGATAATGATATAAAATCTTTGCTTCGAGAGGATTCTCTACTACGATAAGATGTTTTGGACGAGGCTTCTCTGCCATATCATATAGCTTATTAACTATACCAAGAGCAGCCTCTTTGTCAAATGTGTTATAATTCTTACCATCAAATACACCGTCGAGAGCGTGATCGATATAATTCGGTATACGAGCCTTAATTTCATCAGTAAATTGGTCGAGAGTGATCATAAAACCTTGATTGTTTTTTTGGTCAAGGGGTCAATCTTTATTGATTGTCCTTGATAAAAGTAATAAAAACCTTTGAGATATTGTAGTTTAAGTTTAAAATAAATTAATCTATAACAGCTATCATTAATTTTTCATAAGGATTCCAGGAATTTTGAATCCAAAATTCATATGTACCACTTGGAATATGAATTGGATTATGATCTGCTTTCTGTAATTCCTTAGTAGATACCCAATCTTTTTCTTGGAAATATGATTCATGGATATGTTGCAATGTTGCTCCATCTCCACCTACTGCTGCAAAGAATGTTCCATCATCTGCCATAAATAATTCAACGTCTCCAGTCAAGCAATGCTGATGTCCAGAATGTTCACCATAAGCTAGTGGTTGGTTTTTAACCCTTTTCAGATTCTTTGGAAGTTCTGATAATTGGCGAAATTGTACGTCACCTTGATGACCTTTAATTAATTTATTCATGATATTTTATTTTTAGTATGTTATAAATGTAATGAAATTTCTTGAGATTTTGTAATCTATCTTCTAAGTAATAAATATCTATTATTTCTAAAAAAAGACCTACCAGATTTTAATGTCTGATAGGTCTTTGCATAATTCGATCTTTAACTTAGATCATTTCAGAGTTGGCTTTACGACCACGAACCATATCAAATGCTTCGTTCATAATACGCTCATTGAACTCTTTACCAGCAATAACATCGCTGCAGTGAGTTAAAGAATACCCCGTGCGATTTGCTACGCGAGTGATGTCACCTTTACGGATACGACGATTGGCAATTACTGCCTTTTGAATGTACGTACGAGACTGATAGCTCGTAGGACGGTTACTTGTGTTTCTCATTTTTGAACACTTTATTTGGTTAACAATAGATACAATATAAAAGTAAGCGATTTTTGCATGATTTGAAAGCTTTTATTTAAAGTGATCAGATATTTTTTATTCTGATGTGTGCTTTATTTAGTTGCTATCATCATCGCTATATTATAAAAGTAATAAAAAGGTTTGACTTCTGAAAGTTTATATTCAAAGTGATGTATTCATTCTCCACTCAATGGGCAGCATTATCTTAAATTTTATTCTATCTTCAAGTCTATCATGTAATTTCCACTCGAGTTGATTTTTTACTATAGATCTTATTTTGAAATTATCATCCACCATTTTATGTAATGGACTCCATAATATAGAGATAAACTTATTGGAAAATGTGGAGTTAATTTCTTTCATCGGTAATCTATTAGATCTTCAATGTCTGGGTGAGTCATGTCTTTTTGTGTAGACTTTGGAGTATCTTTTAATCTGTCTTCTTCGGCTTTGACATTTTCAGCCATGTCTTTTATTCCCAAGTGCTTAAGATGTTCTAAGTAAAAATCATCTATCTTATAGAATGATTCTAGCTCTTTTGGGGCATCAGGAGATTCAGGCGCAATTGCTTGTAAGACTTGTCGTTTGGCCTTTGTAAAGTAGTCAAGAGACAGCAAGAATGAGCAATTATAACATAACCACCGTAGATTATCTTCTCTCCAATCTGTCTTATCATTATTTTTAAAATTAAGTAAAAGAGGCATCTTCATGTCGATTGGTCTCTTTTGAGAAAATCCACACTCAGCACAACAAAATCCTAGTCTTCCATCTTTCATTAATCTTGAAGCGAGTTCATCTATTCTTACTGGAGTTGAATATTGACCCTGTACAAGTTGATATCCAAGTTCTAATGCTCTTGGGTTAACTTGATTCTTTCTTGCTGTTCTAACTTTTGGAATTCCTTTACCTCCAGTTGCCATGTGTATATCAAATAAAGATCTACCATTAACTGGATCTTTATACATCTTAGCATATTTTCTCCAAGTCTTATATGATACTCTTAACCAAGATGCAGCTTCTTTATTACTTCTTGTATTTTTTATTGCACTACGTACTAACTCTTCAGATAATTCAAGCCCCTTATACTTATGTTCATCTAATATAACATGTCCTGGTTTAAATCTAGCTTCTGCAAATGCTTTCTTTCTAGCTTCAAGTCTTTCAAAATAACCAGATTCTTTTCTTGCTAAGAATCTTTCATGATTAATTTTTCTCCATTTTTCATGTTGAACTTCATATAATGTCATCCCAGTCTCATCGTCTGTATACATTGAAGCATATTTCTTCCAAGCTTGTCTAGATACGTCCATGACTTCTGCCGCTTCTCTATTAGAATTAGATATAGCCATTGCATCTAGTACCTGCTGCTTTGTTATTTCTAGTTTATTTTTGGCTTGATTATTGACCTTAGTACCTTTTGGACCTATGCCAACTTTATTAGCTTTTTCTATAAGTAATGCTCTGCGTTGAAGTTCTAATAGAGTAAGACCTGTTTCTATATCTAAGTACTTATTCGCCCAAGTTTTAAATCTAATTTCACTAACTTTTAGAAATCTCGCTGCTCTGCTTATATGGTTGGAATGTTGCAAAGCTTTACGTATATCAGACTCAGAAATTACCATCTGAGCTGCCCATGATTTTAACCCCTTTCGAGGATCATCAAATAGACCTGAAGACATAACGTTTATTTTATTTTTGGATTAATCTTTATCATCATGTCCCAAAGATCATAAGGACTTTGCATATTTATTTCATTACCTTGAGTATCAACTAGAGATAGAGCTTGACCATTTTCGTCTATTCTTTCCCATAGATAAAAACTTATAAGATCATAACATTCTGGGCCATAACTAATGAGTAGTAGGTAATCAATTACACTGTAGAATCTCTCATCGTACTTAGCCATATCCATTTCAAGATCTGTATACATTATATTAGAACGTACAATGGCCTCTTCGATAGTATTAATTATCTTTACAAAAGACTCTCTCTTCTTTTCTACTCCACTTCTCTGTAATTTTCTCTTGACAAATGATTGAACATTTAAAACTGAATTTACAGCATCTTGGATATTTTTATATTCTTCCATGGCAACCTACTTTTTTGATAATCTCTTATGCTTATCTTTTATATCATGTATTAAAGCTGTAATTTTTCCACATGTATTATAATCTTCATCTTCTACAAACATTGTAATACAAGATTCTAAAGCATTAGTCCAATCATTCTTGTGTAGTTCTATATAACATCCAGAATCATTAATCTCGAATAATGTTGCGAATATACTATTAGTTTTATACGCCTCTTCGATAATATGGGGAACTTTTTCTTTTAGTAGTATTTTGAATGGTGTAGATTTTACTACATCTTCTGTTGTTAGTTGATGTACTCCATCGAATATAGCTCTAATAGGTACTTCTTTTTTGGCTGCCATAACATTTATAGGTTTTAATGTTGACCTTTAAGGACATTTAATAGAAGTGTTGTAATTGAATTCAACGGCACTAAAAAACCTATTACATTTTTAAATGGTGTTCTATCATCAAAGTCTACCATTATTCCAGCATCTCCAAATCTTTTCTGTAATGCTGTTGATATCTTTTGAGTAAGCTCTTGCTTTTCTTTGGGATCCATGCCTTCATTGTCAAGTATGAATTGCATCTTAACTCCTCTCTTAGTCTCATTGGTATTCAAATCAAACTGAAGTCCTAGCTTTTGTCCTGCTACTGTAACTGTAGTCTTTGGTTTTGGTATATTTGGCATTGCGTCTTTATAAATAAATATACGTGATTATTAGATGATCTCTTCTATAAATCCAAGTTCTAATGCTTCATCTGGACTTATATACCACTCTTTATTTTTATCTTTAACACTTTTTAACTTCTTCTTTGTGATCCCAGTGTACTCTAATAATATATCATCATATATAGCTTGAAGTCTAACTCCCTGTGCTATCTCTTGCTTATGATATGTTAGTTTTTCTTGTGCTGATTCCCAAGCCATTTCATGATACATTAGAGTTGATCTTTTGCTCATTTTTCTTACATGACCTACACAGAGTATTGGAAGTGCCATTGACATTGCATGACCTTGAACTGTGATATGAACTGGAGTTTGTGAAGCCTCTATACAATCAACTAGTCCAAATCCATAATATACAGATCCTCCTGGAGAATTAAGAAATAGTTGTATAGGTTCACGTGATTCTGGACGGAGTGTTTTAATATTAGAAGAATCTTCTTTATTAATCTCATGTATTTGACCAATGACATAATTAACACTATCATCATCAATCTCTCCAAGGACAATTATTCTACTTAGTACTTCTTGTGACTGTTGCTTATTTTTTGAGTATTTAGCTTCCATAACTTACATTTTAAAGAATATACTAAATTTAGTTGAGATTTTAAAATTAAATTTCTTAGTCTATGTATTTTAGATTACTCTCTGGATCATGTTTAATATAAGAACCCCATTTATATTTAGCATATTCATGACCTTGAATTTCTTGCTCTTGTCTTTGTGTTCCTGTTGCTACTTGTGCAAAATGATAAAAATGACAATTATATAATCTATGTGAGTCTAAACCCATTTTTTGACACTTAAGAAAAAAATCCCAATCAGCAACAACTCCATTTGTAGGATAGTTTTCATCCCAACCGCCTAATGCAATAAATTTTTCTTTTGACATTAATATTGGTAAAGTCCACCCATTTCTACTCATAGTTGTATCAGATATACCATCTTCATATTGCCAAAATTTATCTAAATCAAAATCATTTATATTTTTTCCTAAATCCATAATGTCAAATTGCCTAAACATACTTGGATTTGGTTCTGTTTGATTTGGACAATAAACTATATTCTCATTTTTACAGTAATTTAATTTTTCATCCCACTTATTAGGAAAAACATTATCATCATTTACTATTAAAATTTTATTATGCTTAGCATTGTATACTCCAATATTAGTAGCTCTGCAGAGACCTTGATTTTCTTCTAAAACTACAATATCTATCTCATTTTTATATTTATCTAATACTGACTTATTTAGATCATAAAACCCATCAATAATAACTATTATCTGATTCTTATTAACCTGTCCAGAAATAGCCGATTTGATGCAAAGATCGAGATATTCTGGTTCTTTATATGTAGGAATTACTACTGAGATCATATTATTATAATTTATCATTCCCCCAAAACCTATTCCCTCTACTTATACCATTATGTATTGAAATACTATTTGGAAAATATCTACTCCATAAATTATCTAATGATTGGGTTAAGTTTTGATTATTATTTTTGTATGTTGTAGATGATATTACACCTTTAAATAATTTTAATATATCTAAATTATAAATTATATATTGTTCTAATTTATCTATGTCATTTTGACTTTCTATATATCCTACAGAAGCATAGTAACTATTTATTATCAAATCTTTAAGCTTCATATTTTTGACCAATCTATTAAAGGGGTTAACCAAGCAGTCTCCCCGTGTGTAGAATATCCAGGCACAGGGGTAACAAGACTCTTACTCTTGCTATCCGATAAAGATAAAAACATTTCAAAGTCTTTGGGATAAGTGCCAGACGTATAGTACCTGAGTATCTGCTCATCGTCTCTCAGAGTTTTTATTTTAGAGGCGAATGTCATCGTGGTCGAATTTGTAATTTTCCAATGACAAGACTTAGTCAGCATCAGTCTGGTTACCTCTCCTCCTGACTCGACATACGGGTTTGCTCCATTTATGTACTTATCTGGATGGTCGTATAAAGAAACGTAGTCTGCTCCAGTATCAAAGCCCTCTAACAGTATTTCTTGAGATTCTGGTTTATGCAGGTAATCGTTTTCAAGGAAGTATACTATATCTTTATCATCGTATTTTAAAGCCTCTGTTAGCGCTAGATTGAACGTTCCGGCACCATGACCTACGGATACTTTAACTATGTTGGACTGGTACTTGGATATCATGTCTAAAGTGGGTTGAGAACAGTTGTCTGCTATCACCAACCAGTCAGCTTTATCAAAGACTTGACTCGCATTCTTTAAACAACTTTCGTTGTTGATATAACCTGGTTTTACTTTGCTATAACCAACGTCCGATATTCTATATATTAGTTTCATGTTTTATTGTCTTGATACTATCGTTTTTTTAATGTACTCAAACCCGTCATTGTTCATGGTAATTATGTGCTCTAAAAAATTTTTTTGTTCTACACAGTTTTCTATAAAGTCTATGCCTTCTAAACTAAATAAAATGCCCATCGCCCTTTCAGAAACCATGCACTCTGATTTATTAACGGGTAAAAAGGTTAAGTGCAACTTGTTATGTATAAACTTTTTCATCAGTTTGTTTTTAATTATACACATGGTTCCAAAGATACCTAACATCGGATATCCTGGATTGTGCTTATAAGCCGGTCCAACAAACCTATCTATAACAGGTTGATCTGCAGCTTGGGGCTCTTGTATAAAATACAGAAAAGAATAATTCTCTTCGTTGTGTAAAAATTTATCTATCGATTTTTTTATGATAATGGTATCGTGTATTAAAATGTAATGATGTTCATCTGGAAACATTTCATAAGCTTTCCACAAAGCTCCCACTATGTAGTTGGAGTTTTTCTTATCACACACTATAACATTGGGAATACTAACTATATCATCAATGTAAGAAGTATCTTCAGAAAACGAATCTACCACAACAATTTTTTCTTCTGGGTGGTGTAGACTTATAGAAGTAACACACTGTCTGATTTGACTTTTTTCTTTATCGTATTTACAAGGAATAATAAACATACTCTATATTTCAATGTCTTTAATGCCAGTATTTCTTTTTACGTTAATCGCTGTCGCGTATTCATCTCCGCTATCTTTGCAGTCGTTGATCAATATCCTGTGTCCACCTCCGATACCCATGATAAGTTGATCGTAAAATATTCCGACTTTAGACAATTGAAGTTCAGTGACCCTTCTTAAGCTCTCTTTTCTACCGGTCGTAAGAATGATGTTATATCCCCTTTTATCCCAGTCTAATAACTTCTCTAATGTTCCCTTTAACACTTCCATTTCATAACACTCTTGAGAAGATATGTGTGGTGGAGCGTGTTTAACCAGAGTTCCATCTATGTCACAAAATACTGTTTTCGGTCTAAGATCCATACAATTCTGTTAACTTTTTGTCTATGTTATGTTTAATTTGGGTATCGATATCCGGAAAGTTTGATTTAATCTTATTCACGAAATCCTCTTTACTCAATATATAGTGTCCGCATATCTTAATTAAATCTTTCTTTTGAGTTAACGGATTAAAATCTTTATTGACCCATTTTTCCCATTTTTTAGACTCATAACACATTTTCCAAAACTCTTCAAATAGTTTATCGTCTGTGATATTATCAAGATAGGTTTGTGTTTCTATCAGTCCGAATTCTGGAGCTATGTTAATCGCATCTAAACCTAGACTAAATTTTTCTTTTATTGTGGATACAGGGATATAATCGCCGTTATGTTCTTTGGATAAAAGGTTGTACTCTTTGGCCAAATCTACCATTTTAATCAGTCTGTCCTTATCGTATTGGCCAGTTTGTGTGTTGCCTTTTAGAGAAGTACCAGATTGAATAACAAGATACTTTATTTTAGAAAACAAATCATCGCCCGATCTACGATTAACGTCATAGACAAAATGCTTTAGTTCATCCACTTCAAACTTTCTAATAGCTTCTTCGGTACCGATTTCGTATTGTAAATTAGGATTTCTATCGTTACAGTACTTTAACATGTTAACCGTATAACCCAAACCATCTCTGTAGTCAGGGTACTTTTTCCATGGGTCTAAGTGTATCAGCTGTAGATGTTTACAATCGTGAGATAACGATTCTAGTCCGTCATCTTCGTATTGACCCTGACCTGGTCCGCTGTGATCCCTCTGTAATACAACCTTGTCTGTTTTGTCTTTGACGTATTGACTAAAATCAGACGTTGTCCAATTATTAACGTATCCGCCGTTCCATTCAACCTGACGTCTGGAAGGTATTAGTCCTATATTATTTCCTGTTTTATTACAGAATTCGACTATGGTATCAACTACGTTTTTGGACATAGGACCTATAAAATATTTAGGAGTCATACTTTATTTTTTATACTTTAACAATTCCTCAGAATACCAGTCCTTTTCTTTTTTGTATATTTTATCCGGAGTTGAGGGACTTCCATAAATTTCATCGATAGGTAAATCAAGAACAGGAAAATTTCTTTTAACCAGTAGCGTAATACCCACTCTTCTTGATCCGTAACCAAAAGGAAAGTCTACTATGTCGAAAGTTCCGTCAAACAATTTAGATCTCAAATCTATAATGAATTCACGACATCCGTCAATCCTTAAAGTATCATGAAATGCAATTACTCCAAATGACGATAGGTTAGGATAGACAACGTCAAAATCATTTTTGATACCCTGATAAGAATGGCAACCGTCGATAAAAGCAAAGTCAATACTCTGACCGTGTTTTTTATCAATAAGATCTTTGAATTCAGGGGTTTTTGAATTTATCTGAGTCAATTCGTAATTGGTAAATCCAAATTTGTTTAGGTAAGCTTCACACTTATCTTTTGTGGATAAGGTCTGGAATTGGTTTAATAAACCATGAGTATCCCATAAATCGTACCCATACACAAAGCCCCCTATTTCTTTAACTGCTTCACAAAAATATCTGGTTGTTATAGCCTGTACTACTCCTATCTCTACTATAGTCTTTGCTTCGTTAAACCTAATTAAAGATTTAAACATTTCTCCCATCTCATAAGAGTACGGTTCCAACCAAGGTGTTTCTTGATTAATCATACGTATTTTATTTTAATTGTTTTTGTAAATTGTATTTTCCGTAATTAAATAAAAAATTATTGAATGGATATTCATGTAATGGAGCCATATTAATCCAAATTATCGCTGTTAGTACTTTTACTTTTTTCAAGTCTAATCCATTATTAGTGATAAACAAATGTAAAATTTCTTCGCACTCTTTTAGTTTACTATTGATTAAAACATAACAATTTTCTTTAGATGAATTAAATAAATTTTTGTTTATTATATCGTGGTTGATCGTTAGGTTGTGGTTTAATTTAGCCAAATCGTAATATAAATCTCCAACCTTTAAATTCCCAGCAAAATCTTGTCTCCAGTCAATTAATTTAAAGCCGTCCTCTGTCTCAATGATATTATCCAAAATAAAATCACCGTGAAACTGACTTGGTATCCCGCTACACAACCAGTCACTGTCGATAGAATCAACTAAATCATAAATGCCTTTGATATACTGTCCGTTGATTTGGCTGTTTTCTGTGTTGTTTTTTAGATACTGGGCTATTCTTTGCTTGGTTTTGTTAATATAAAAATTATAACACTTATCTTTAAAACTTGAGTCTTCGGTTTTTATCCAAAGGTTATCGTTTGACCAAGTCAAAAATTTAGTAAACTTATCAGCGTTAACAGACTTTGAAAATAGTTTGCCTTCTGCTTTTTCATACTTGTAAAAATTTTCTCTAGAATCAATAATCTTTGGAACTAAATCCCCCAAATTAAAAGCTCTATCAACCCTGTTTTTATTTACTGTTGAATTAGAAAAGAACTTGATAACGAAATCCTCAAAGAAAAATATAGATTCATCTATCTTATCTAGTACTTCGATATTAGAATGAAACGCTTTTCTTGTTTTATTCAATTCTGTGGTATTACCTACATCGAACCAGTCAAATCCATTAATCCACTTTCCGTAAAAATCAACGCTAGATAACATATCGTTTATCGCGTGTACGTCTGAAGTATCTTCGTGTTTGCTTTCGATTAATTTCTCCAGTTTGGAAAAGAATAGTTCGAAATCTTTAATGCCTGTAATTCCTATGTACGAATAATCAAAGTTTAATTCTCCCTTCTCGTTTATCTTGATTAACTTATTTTCGTTAATGCGGATAGTTCTATACTTAGACGCGTCTTCTTTGTAAGAACCCACTATGTAATTTTCAGAAGGGTATTCTGGAGTATACCTCGTGATTACGGTGTCCGATGCGTGGAATATGAACGGTGAGTTTACGTGAGACTTACATTGTAATAGAGAATACCCCAAGCTGCTGCCACGTCCTTTGTATTTGTTTATTTCTACGAAGGTGAATTTATGCTTTGGATATGCCAATTCAAGAAATTGTTTTACATGAGAACCAAAATGTCCTAGGGTTATTATGAACTCAACGCTTTCAGGATATGATTCTATAATGTAAGAGATCGCCGGTTTATCGGCTATTCTTATCAAAGATTTGTTGGTATAGTTGGTTAATTCTCCAAGTCTACTTCCCAATCCGCTGGTGGTTATGATGACTTTATATTCTTCCATAGTTGTCTTTTATGCGTACTATATCGTCTTCTCCAAAATACTCTCCGTGTTGTACTTCGATGAATATCAAGTCCTCTTCACCTGTGTTTTTTACCTGATGTTTCATCAATACAGGAATTATTACAGTATCTCCAACGGAATACTCTTTCTCAACGTCGTCCAGTATAATCGAAGCTTTACCTTTTACTATAACGTATACTTCGCTTCGTTTGAAATGATACTGGTAACTGGGAGCTTGACCTGGTTTTATGGTTATTGTTTTTACCTTACAATAGTCCGTGTCTAATATGTTTTCGAAAGATCCCCACGGTCTTTGTTCTATGTAGTTCATCATGCTACTTCTATTTTAATGTTATCTTCTTTTACTCCCATAAGTAAGTGATGCTGATACACCGATTCTTTAGTTTCCGGTGGGTCTTGGATCACTATCATAAAGTTTAGATTTGGGTATTTCTCCCTTATAGCCTTGTCTAATTCTGTTATGTCTTTATTAAATCTAAACACTATAAACGTTATTTCGCTGCCGTTTTGTCCATCATTCATATACTTTCTGAATGCATCAACACGTCTATTGTATCTGTCTTTTAAAAGCTTAAAGTTATTATCTATGTAGTGATTGATTCCTCCTGCCCAGTTTTGAGATATGTACAATCCTCCGTGTCCTGGTGATTCGTGGTTAAAGTAAAAATTATACTTGGTATTGTATATTAACTTTTCTCCTTTTACTGTTCCTCCTACGTTAAACGGTACTTCTTTAATCTCTAAGTAATCATCGTCCATGAAATACTTAAAATCGTCTTTGATACACTCAATTACACCGGGTAAATTTGATACCATCTCGTCAAATGGACATGTTTGGTATCCGTCTATCTTCTTTCCCCTTAACCCGTTAGTTACTCCGTATCCCGCAGGTCCGCAATTCCAACCCAATGAAATACCTATCTTATCCACGCTTACGTTAGTCTGAATGTTATCGTAAAAACCGTTTTGTTTCTCTTGCTTTTCTATGGTCTTCGGGTGGTATATGAATAGCTGTTCCGGAAACCTGGATATCGTTGCGTGTCCCACAAGTCTCTCGTGTACCTTGCCAACCCATTGTATCTTAGAACTGTTCTTGCATATTCGACTCTGTAGGTCTGGCCAGTTGATTCTACCGTGGTCGTCTACGTGCCAGCCCCACTTCATCGCGTGTTCTTTCGTTATGCCCTCTACTATGTTCCATCTCGGTATGTGATATAGGTCCACTTCAGGGTTCATCTCCAGTATCACGGGTAGGTATTGTATAAAGGTTTCATCAACTAATTCGTCTGCGTCTAGGAATATAATGTAATCTTTTGTACAGTAATTTTTTACATTATTCTTGAAAGTTGCAAAATCTTTGTTTAACGGAAATTCAACAGTCACCTTTACGTGCTTGGATTGTGATGCAACGTTTTTCACCTCTTCTGTGGCTGTGGTATCCATCTGTATGACTATCTCGTCTTCGGGTCTCACGTTTTCACCAAGGACAGAAAGAAGTCTCTCAAGCTCTTTGTGTTCGTTGCATGCCGTTATCGCGTAACTTATCGTTGCCATTATTCCTGTACGTTTTCTAGTTCAAAAAAACCAAGGCTGTCACAAGCATCGTAGAATCCATCTTGACCGTGATTCTGTAAACTTTTAGGATCGCTCTTATGTGTCTGTCCTTTAAATCGAGGGTTCTTCATCTCCTTCTTTGTGAGAGGTACTGATTTGATACTCGCCCATTGCCAGTTGTCTTTTGACTTTCCATTGACGAATACCACGCCTTTCTCTGGTGTATTGATTACATTTGGATACCACACTCTCTTTTGCTCATCAATATACTTCAGGTCTTTGTAAAGTTCTGGTATATTCGACTCTGTAGGTCTGACCATTGTTATCTTTTCATGTATAAGATCTTTTATTAGATCATCATAAGATGTTATTATTTTTATTTCCATTAACTTTTGTTTATATTTTATTTTCTATAGCGTATTTTATCCAATTATCTATGTAGTATTGTAGATTATTATCAACTAGTTTTCTTTGAACATGCCTCTCATTATCTTCTATTATAGATACATATTTTTTATAAATCTCTTTTAATTGTCCATCTCCCCCCGGATTATCTAAATTCCTTAAATTACCAACATCATAAAACCAAATAATAATGTTCTCTAAAAGGTATTGTTGAACATCAATTCCATGGTTTTTCGCTATATTACATACATTCATAGCATACCAGTCCCAGGGAAGATAGCCATTCCACTCATCTAAAACAGGCACTAATTTTTCGTAAAATCCCTTGTTATATAATTCAATCCATCCAGAAAATTTAAAACCATTAATTGGTTTTAAAATGGGAGATTTTAAATTAGATGATATATGTAATATTTCGTGAATATCTGTATTAAGACAAGATTTATATGGTATTTTCGAAAATTTTTCATTTACTAAAATATCCCAACTTCCATCCCAACACTTAAATATTTGAGGAGATATTAGAAAATATTTATTAGTTACCTGTTTTGCTGATTCAATTAAATAATATAAAGTATATTCTGAAAAATAAACGTCTGGACATATAGGTATATAAAAATCTATATGATCCTCTCTTGTATTTTTCATTAAATTCATACCTCCGTATATTTCGTCTTTTGTGAAAATAGTTGGTTTATGAATAAAATTATCTTTTAAAAGGTTATCTATTATTTTATATTTGTCAATAAATAATTCTTTAGGTAGTTTTGAATTATTCCAATCTATTAATTTGGGAGATAAATTTAAAACAGTATCTATGTATATTGTATCACTTTTATCTATATGATAAATAGATTGTTTTAATTTATCTAACATTATATAAGCCTGATCAATCTCATATGGCATTATATGTGTTAATATTTTAATATTCATATTATTTCGTATAATTTATTTTGTTTTTCTTGTTTTTCTATTGTCTTTGGGTGATATAATCTAAAATCATCTGGAAGCCTTGATACGGATTTAAATCCTTCTAGTCTTTCATGTACTTTTCCTTTCCAATATATCTCAGAAGTATTTTTCATGATACGTGACTGAAGATCTGGCCAATTAATTCTATTTTGACTATCTACATGCCAACCCCATTTTACTATATGCTCTTGTGTTAATCCCCGTACTGTATTCCATCTTGGCACATAATACAGATCAACTTCAGGATTCATCTCTAGTATGTAAGGTAAATTAATTAGGAAATTTTCATCAAGATATTCATCAGCATCTATAAAAATAATATAATCTTTTTTACAGACATTCTTTATATTATTCTTGAAAGTGGCAAAATCTTTTTGTAGTGGAAATTCTATAACTGTTCTATTCTGTACTCCCCTTATAAATTCACCTGCAAGCAAGTCTCTAACCTCTTGTGTTGCGCTTGTATCTATCTGAATGATAATCTCATCATCAAGTCCTATATGTGTCTCTAATTGCGTAATTAAGCGCTTTAGTTCTTCATGTTCATTACATGCTGTGATGGCATACGATATTGTTGGGATCATTATTTTTTTCTTTTTATAAAAAGTAAATTTTTCTTTTCATCCTCTTTCATTTCGTATTCAGATTTATTTAAAATAGAATTTAGTGCTATTCTATATAATCTATATCTAATTTCATCTGTAGGATCTAATGTTATATAGTCTATTCCAAAATGATCTTCATACGATTTCATTAGTGGAAGTATTTCTGTTATAAAAATCTTAAGATGAGTGTTGAATACTTTTTCATCTGTATACGGTGGTTTATCATATCTAGGTTTATTATCCTCTTCTACCCAAAAAAACTTTATAGTGATTTGCTTGTCTTTTACTCCTGGATTATAGTTTACTTTTGTGTAGTGTTTTATATTATTCTTGTCTATAAATGACCATATCGATGAACCTTCTTTTTTGTAATCATATGTATTATCTATATCTATATTTTCTCCTATTAGAGTATAAGATTCTAATAGTATCTTTTCTAGTATATTAGATAATGTAAAACTAGATTCTGATTGAAGATTACTTAATTCTTGGGTTTTCACGCTTGTGTGTTTTCAAGTTCAAATAACCCCAGCTCATCACATGCATCAAAGAATCCATCTTGTCCATGATTCTGTAAGCTCTTTGGATCACTCTTATGTGTCTGTCCTTTGAAACGTGGATTCTTCATCTCCTTCTTTGTAAGTGGAATTGATTTTATACTTGCCCATTGCCAGTTGTCTTTTGACTTTCCATTGACAAATACTACACCTTTTCCTGGAGTATTGATCACATTTGGATACCATACTCTCTTTTGCTCATCAATATACTTCAGGTCTTTGTAAAGTTCTGGCATTGTCTCTTCAAATAATGCAAAATCAAAGTCTCCTTCTATCATCATATCATTTGCAAAGAATCCGCAATTGAAACAGTTATATGCCTTCTTAGTCTCATTTATGTCTTGTGTATAACATGACTCAGGAGCTTTACATTTTGGGCATGTTGTTAAATTATCTATCATTTTATTCTGCTTTTTTAAGTTGAGGTAGAGATATTTTCTTCAATGTTGGAAGCTTAAGAGTTACTGGTTTTGGTACTGCATCAAGATATGTGCCCAGCTTTGTCTTCATAGCATCGAAAGAGAAGTTTGTCTTTACAAAGTGCGATTGTCTTTTTGCATTATCTACATATTTACTGTAGTTCTCAAACATGTCTTTCATCTTATCGGCTGAGTACTTCATGTTTGCGCTGAACCACTTGGATCCCTGTATCAGCATGTTCTGTAATTGGGCGGATGAGTGTATGTCTGTGAGTTCTCCTGGTACAAATACAGCATACTCTGGACTGCAGAAGTCCATGTGACCTGACCATGCGGATACCAATGCAGGCTTCTTGCTCATGTAGTACTCTGCCAGTGGTCTTCCAAATCCTTCACCCTTTGTAAGATATAGCATCGCTTTGACCTTAAAATGATTATAGAGATTATTCATATCAACATCATCTAAATCTCCATGAAGCAGATAAATATTTGGAAGATCCTTGGCCTTCACAGTCTTGCGTATTGCGTCTATCTTTTCAAGAATTTCATCTCTGTCCATTATGCTATTAGTCCCCGCGGCAGTCTTGAGTATCAGCGCTGGTTTCTTACTCTGATCTTTGAAAGTCTCTAAAAATGTCTTTATTGTAAGTCCTAAATTCTTTCTGTCCTCTCCTATATCACCCCGCAGCCAATGTCCTACGAAAAGAAAACAGAAGCTCTCTGAAATATCATCTAGTGCTAATACGAGATCAGTCTCTGACATATCTTCATCATTAACATAATAGTATTTGGATAGATCAATTCCTTCAAAGAGCACATCAATAGGGCGCTCTAATTTAATGGTCCTTGTTACCTGTCCAGTATTTTTGTCTTGTTCATTGAATACTGATTCTTGAAAGACCTTCTTTGCGTGCTCTGAAGATACTAATGTAATATTCATTCTATTACATCCATCTATCCAACTTGGGTCACATACCGTGGTCTCAATGCCAGCTGTGACTCCGATATTGTACTTACCCACTGGTTGGAACTCATTCGGTACTGTGATTTGACACCAAAAATCAGGTTGTTGAGTAAGTTGCTGGATGATAAGAGGCTTGATCCATGAGTATTTAGGACTATCTACTGAATTCCATGGAGTATTTCCCCATCTTTGTGGAATGATTTTAATATCCCATTCATCTTTCTTAAGTTCATATAACGCTTTCACAAAATCATAACTCCTATGACCATATCCAGAACTTGTCAATATTGGGCAGCTTATTACTGCTAGTGGTTTTATCATAATTTTAAATTAATAAACAAGGGGATGTTGAATTTTTTTACGTGGTAATTCTGTTATCTTGATTAGCTCGAATTTCTTACGTGGTTTAAATGTATCTATAGCGGTTTGAAGTGTGTCTGATACTCCGTCTGACATTGCTTGAGCTGACATCTTAGATTCTGATGATGTAACCCACTCTCTTCCTGCCATACCAGCCATCATTCTATCTTCTGAGTCCATTTCATAAACTTGCTGTATTGCTTTGGCAACGTCTCTGAAATCACATCTATCATCGAATATATAGGGGGTTGGTATTGATCCTACTATGCTTAAATTACTTGGGAATACTGGCACTGCCCATTTTCCATGATCTTTAAAAGTACCATAGTGATTTGATGGAATTTCCTTGCTTGGAGTAAACCACTTGCCAGTCTTGTCTGTGAATCTCATCTGATCTTGCATGCCTCCTGTGACATTTGCTATGATCATTTTTCCACACATCATTGACTCTGTTAAGCTTAATCCCCAACCTTCATTAGAAGATATAAGAGCTGTTACATCTGCCAAGTTATAAAGAATATTCATTTGCTGCGGTGTATATCTGTCTTCTGCAAAATAGACTTTCTGGTATGAAGGATCACATAGAAGATCTACGACTTTCGGAAGATCTGTACCATGCTCATCTATCTTTTGCGTGTGTAAAAGCAGTGCGCATTTCTTTGCTTTTTCTTTGCCTATGCTATCAGTAAAGACATTCCAAGCTGCAATAAGATCTGATGTTGATTTACGTCTGATATTTCTTGCATTATATAAAACTACAAACTCTGGTTCAAAGCTGCCAAATATGCTCTTCTTCATATCCTTAAGAGCTTGATTTGCATCTGTCATAAACTCTGTTATTGGAAAGAATATTTTATGATCTATACCATGAGGAATGTAATTAATGATCTTGCCTACCGCCTTTTCTCCTAACACCAATTCAGTGATCAACTTTGTCTGCTTTGATATACACATAAACGCATCGCATGACTCGTAGTATGATCTATTATAAAGTGGAGCTGGGAAATCATCCCATATAGAGAGGTATGTAATAGGAACTTTCTTTCTGATCTCAGCTTCCATATCAAACAGCCAAACATAATATCTTGGATCTGTGAAAAGCATAATAGCATCTGGCTTCTCTATCTCAATGAGTTGACGTATAAGATCAGGGTTTCCATATCCATCTGCGGGGTATAGGATCACTGAAGCATCTGGGATTTGAAGTAGATTATTTGTGTCTTGTGAAAGGTCTAATCTTCTACCTTTTTCCGGATGGCTTATACCACCTGCTAATTGTACCCAGTTGAATCTATGTGCTGAGTTTAAGACTATCTCTCTTGACATAGTAGCCACGCCCGAGTGCATTCTAAGATCATCTCCAAGGAATAGTATCTTCTTTCTTTTTGATTGCTCTATGTAACCTTCTTTCATGCCTTATTATAATTTTGTAATTTTAATTTGCTCTACGAATGCACTTCCAGTATAGTATGTATTGTATGTGCTGTGAATCTTATGTCTAAATTCTGAATCTGTGATATAAAGGAATAACGCTCTTTCTGTTAGGTCTTGCAAATACATTTTGTTGATCTTGGTTAACACTCTGAAGTCCTCATAAATATCCTTTGGTACTTTGATCGAGGTAAGTATTCTTTCTTGTAATTTCATGCTTTTATCTATAAATATACATAAAATGTTTACAAAATATATTTTTAAGATATTTTTTTATCGCAAAGCTCTTTATTATCTTTAAATGGACAGTATTTGCATCCATCGAGATTTTTAGGATATTGTTTGTCTATATGCTTGCCATCTAGAGTAAATGCATCTTTGACGAATGCTTTAAGATCTTCGACTGCCTGTTTCATTTTGATCTTGCCTTGTGTTGGTTTGAATATCTGAATCCTCTTTATTGGAAATTCAGCATCTGCATATACCTTACGTCTAACAATAAAGAACTCAACATCTATCATATCAGGATCTATACCAAGTTTCTTTGAGTAAAAATGCTTATAGAAAAGTACTTGATTAATTTTAGTCTGATCTTTCTTATCTTTATCTTTCCAACCAGATGTACTAGTCTTAATATCATACACCTTGTACTTACCAGTAGTTTTATTCTTCATGATTAAATCTATACTGCCTATGATCAGCACATTTGGAATCTCATCTACTACTGGTTCTGTTATCTGGATCTCAATACCTACTAATTCTTCATGCTTAAGACTAAAATGCTCAGATCTTTTTTTCTTGATATATTCTAATATTGCAGTACCATCTTCTATAAACTCCTTGAATATCTCAGGCTTTACAAAATGTTCTCCTTTATTTTGCTCTAGCGCTTCTTTGTAATTCTCAATCATGCGAGTCTTAAAGAAATCAACTAGATCTAATGAGTCAGCTGCTTTGCCTGAGACTGTATACATAACATTGATATAATGCTGTACTGCCTCATGTAAACTTGTACCAAAAAGTAAATTTATACTTTGTTCGAATTTCTTATGCTTCTTCACATATTGGAGATACCAAGAATATGCACAAGATTTATATAAGGAATATTGTGAATATGAAACTGCTTTCTGAAACGAGAAGTCTATCGGATAGTCTTGCTTAGGCATCTTGCTGAGTCTGTAATTCTTTAGGAAGAAAGTCTTGATTTACATGCCCACACTTAGCACAAACAAAGGTTGGAATTGGAATGATTGCATCTTGAGGTGTGCCTGTTATAAACTTTGATGCTTTTCGAATCATAATGCCCTCTGTGAAGATTTGACCTTGACAGTCATCACATGTAATTGCCGTTGTCTTGTCTAATGTAACATTGAGTTGTGGAGCTGCTTGTCCACCTAATGGTTTTTGCATATTATATCTTTTAAGAAAAGTAATTAAATTATTTGAAAGTATAAAGCTTATCTTATGAGTATTGCTTTATTTTATTGATTAGCATTGCTTTTGGCATTGCTCCTATAGTCTTGCCTACTTGCTGACCATCTTTAAGGAATATTAATGTTGGCACTGATGTTACTCCATATGAAGATGCCATCATTATATTATCTTGGGCATCTATATAACTAATATTCGCGCCTGTCTCAGAAGCAGCTTGTTGTGCTACTGGTTTGAATGTTGCACATGGTGCACATGTTTTTGTCGAAAAATAAAGAATGCTTATCATTTTGATTCTAATATTGATTTAAATTTGAAATATGATTTATGCTTTTCTACGCCTGGTATATCCCAGCCATTTTCGAAATCTGCTATAGTATGATGTGGTTTAATATAGTACTGCCATATTGGATTCTTTATATACTTCAACCATACACACAAAAGATCTTCTAAGTCCATTGGTTTCATATTATATCTTTCGCACAGCTTCATAAAATCTTTATACTTAAATCCAGGTTTTAAAATCTTCATCGATGCTGTGGCTGTAGGTCCAAGTTTACAATCTGACCATTCATCTATCTCAAATAAGCCTTTAAGTTTGGTATCAAGATTTACGTAATTTGCAAGATCAGCTGCCATTAGAAGATAGTGGAAATTAAATGCATGCAGATTTTGTTTCTTATTATATTGATTCATTATGTCTACAATGCTACCTACACTAGTACCAGGTTTAATTTTATCAATGATATGATCGGCCCATGGTTCAAAGTGATTAATAACCAAATCTTTAAGAGGATATCTTGGGGGTTGATTCACACAGCAACTTACAAAGTTACCTTGATCTTCTTTCATAAACTTATAGAAATCTTTATATGAGCCATAGTTTTGGAAGTTCAATAAGATTGTATTATTATATCCGTGATTGTATTGATTTGATGTGCCTGATCCAAATATCCTATGTGAATATATCAAAAAGAGATAGTCATAAGTTCCCCATTCTGGATTTGCAATTGGTTTATAGATATCCCATGTTAATGAATCTTGTTGCATAAAATAATCCTCAAGCAAGAAAATGAAACCTTCAAATCTTCTATCAATATTGTGGAATAGATTCACGTTATCGATATACCCATCTCCAGTATTAAACACGCGTTGCTTTGTATCTATAAAAACTTTTTCTGTCTTTCTATTAATATCAATATAATAATCCAAACATTCTAAAGCTTTAGGATTATATCCATTATGGTCTAATATAATATTCATGTTTGATTTTTTTTCTTTGTCTTTTATTAGATACACACTTGATGAACCTGGAATAATCTCTTCACTATATGGTACTGGTTCTGCCTCATCATGATATTCTTCTGTTTGGCATTGATAGTCTTCTGATGAAATAGGTCCTGATACATGCATTGGAATCTCTGGAATATCTGAGTATTTCATATAGCTTGTACTTGGCTTAATCTTATCAAAATGTCTCTGATACACATGTAAATTTGTAATAAACCAATGCATATCTCCCATTGCAGTATTTGTATCAAAGCAAATTTTACTCATAAGTTTTGCAAAAGTATACTGATCATTACAAAATCCAAACCAAAGATCTATGCTTCTTGCGAATACTGTGAGATTTAATTTACCATCTACTATTGTAAAATTAAGTACAACGTTACACGGAGTATCTGCGGTATATCTCTCTAGCTCATTTATATCGTAATGAACTACCATCGCTCTTCTTGAATTAGGATTACTCTTGAGCTCCTGAATAGCACGATCTAGCTGCCCATTCTTATTCCAAAAGTAACCATAATTTGAATTGACTTCTGTAGTACCCGGCACCATCATATTTTTCCAGATCTTTGCACGTTCAGATATTTCAGATGCATCTCGATTTCCAGTTAAATACCAATGCCACTCATATTCAGCATAATCTATATTGAATTTTCTTTCTGGTTCTGTAATAATCATCTGCATTGGATTATCCAAAGTAAATGATTTATTGAATAGGGCTTTTGTACCTGAAAAGTCTTTGCCTATAGATATAGCTTCTAAGTAAAGCTGCTTAAATGCTTCGTTTGCGTTTTTAAACTTCATCGTATGATTTTAATTTTTTTCTAGTATCATCCACAGAAAGTACATTATAGTTGTCTTCGGCTTTACCAAACATTTCTTCATACTTAGTAAAAAACGGTAGAAATATTACAATGCCACCTTTTTCTTTCATCCAATTCATCTCTTTTGCTATGCCTGCTCCAACGCTATTGTCTCCAAATCCAAATGCAAATAGCATATCACAGCTTTGTACGATTGGTTTAAAATAATCCATACCTTCTTTTTTAACTCCTATTTGATGGATCTCTTGGTTTGGATTTATTATTTCGTAATTTTCACTATACTTCTCAAGAAAGAATTTCTCTATAATAGTATTGTATGTATTAATTGGATGAGCAAAATACATCCGTTTTTTATTTTCTGTCATATTGTGAAATATCTATAAATTTTTTAAGAAAGTCTATACCGTCTGTCTTTCTGTACTCTTGAAAATAAAGTACACGTTTTATTCCAGATTGTAGTATTAATTTTGCACAGTCAACACATGGACTCAGAGTTAAATAAAGTTCTGCTCCTTCGACCGCATATCCAGATCTTGCTGCTTTGAGAATTGCATTCATTTCAGCGTGTATAACTTCTGGTAATGTAATATCGTTTCTTTCACAACAATTATCCATACCAGCTGGAGTACCATTATATCCAAATGCTATGATATTATTATCTTTTACTAAGACTGCGCCAACTTTTGAACGTTGACAGTGAGATAATGTTGAGACGTCTTTTGCAATATTGATATAAACTTTATCGAGCTTTTTTTGCTTATCTACCATGATCTTACTCTTCTGCCTTTTGCAATAGCTGTCTGATGTTTTATTGTGTCTCCTACATTATACTTTTCACAACTGTCGATGAATGAACTTTGTCCACTATTCCAGTAATATGCGCATCCTCCGGGTTCTACTTCGATTTTATCTACTACTGTCCATACGCAAAATTTATAACCATTTGTTCTAATCTTGTTGAATTTATGTATTGTACAAGATGATAGCAGAGCAATGCTCAATGCTGTGAATACTATTCTTTTCATAACTTCTATTTTAATGAATTCCAGTTGATCCAAATCCTCCAGAGCCACGTTCTGTCTCTATATCATCAAGAGACTCAACTACTTCAATACTATCATAATTCATCTTAATAAGAATAAACTGAATTAGCTTTTGACTTGGATTTATTAATGTGGTTGTTTTTCCTGAATTAAATACGTGGATATGAATTTCTCCAGTATAATCCTCATCTACTACCTCTGCCCCCTTTGTGAGTTTATTCTTTGTTGCAATGCCAGATTTATTGAATGCTATTAATGCATATCCTGGTGGTACTTGTACTTTTATACCTGACGGAATTAATGCATCTTGCCCAGGTCCTAAAAGAATTGGCTCCATATCATCAGGAGTATAAAAATCAATACCCGCACTCTTGCTTGTGCCTCGAATTGGTGTTTTTACTGGTTTAATTTTTTGGATTTTCATTTTTTTCTATTTTGTTTTTTTCTCTTAGTACTGTAAAATAAGTTCCTATAAAACCACCTATAAAAGCAGCAAATAGTAAAGTTCTATCTCCAATATAATTTATTGTAGTAAAAGCCCCAAAGATTATTATCATTGAGCTCCATATTGCTGATTTTAGAGGATCATGTTTTCCTACGTAAATGAAATATTTTGCCCAACATACATCTACAAAAAACATAGAAATAATAACCCCTAAAAATTTTAGTATATAAGTTACTTCCATTATTTACTTTGTTTTATCGTAATCTTCTTTGTAATGTTCTACCATGGCTGTAAGATATGCAATGGCATCTAAAATGTTATCATATTTTTTTGAGTATGATTCTCTTGACATCTTTAAAGCAACCATGCAGAGATACATGTCCTTTGCCGTGATATCTTTTCCTGTCATAGTAGAAGCTAATATTGCAGCTTTTTCCATGCTCTCTTTCATTGGACCGTATTTTCTTCCAGATTCCTCTGCTCTACGATATACAATATCTTGTGCGTGTTCTAAAATGTTCATAATAGAATATAATAATGTTGTGGAAATTAAGAAAGTATATCTTGTAAGTATGGAAAGTATTTTGGCTTTAAATGTACTGATTGCTTTGATTCTAATATTTCTAGCATTGCTGTACCATCTTCGTCTATCCAATTTTCTGGCCATGATATAAAATTAAGTCCTGATTCTGCTATAATATTATTTGCTATTTGTCTTAATTCCATTCTCTGCTGACGTGATCCAAAGAATGGTTGCTTTTTATATAGCCCAGTTCCAGGTATTTTACGTGATTCATGTTCTACTGGAAGTAATTGAATCAATGTTGGATTATTGAGTTCTTTTGCTAGGTTTACGTATTTTGTAAATAATTTTTGTGTTGCTGCTACTGGATCTGATTGACGAGCTAAATGAAATCTCAAATCTATATTCCCAAAGTAAAGCACAACATTACCTGGTCTTACTTGATTTATTGCCTGAGCATTTGCATGTTTCAACCATCCAAATAAAGTCTTACCGGGATTAAAACTCAACGCGTATCCAGGTCTCCATACTGATAATGAATGTGAGTCTCCAATGACAATATTTGGGTTTGGTTTTGAGAAATAATCAATGGCTTTATTTGTATGCCATGGCCAATGAGAAGTTTGAATTTTAATTCTATTATTGAACTTAAGAAAATCAAAAGTCTTATTGACAAATTCTATCTCCCCAGTATATTGAGATATAGCCGTCATCTTTTCTGTGTGAATTGGTTGTGGTCCTCCTGGAATATTAAAGCTGCCATCTGTGAAATTTACTCCTTCACATATATACAACTTTTCATATTGACTCCACGTATTGGGATCTGGATTTACGTCTATCTCATCTTGTGGATTAAGATCTTTGACCATCTTTGTTGTGATGAGCCCGTAAGCACCACCCTGCGAATTTAGAGTGGAGCCTACGTTTCCCATTATTGATATTAGTGCTGCTTTCATAACCTTATCTTTTTATTAATCTACTACATTCCTGGCATTCCTGAAAATCCATCTGCTGAGTTTTCTTCTTTTTCAGACTTCTTTTCTAAAACCACAGATTCTACTGTGAGGATTGTGCCTGCTACTCCACTTGCATTTTTGATAGAAGATGTTACTACCTTTGTTGGATCTAAAAGTCCTGCTTCTATACCATTGACAATACACTTATTTTTTGCATCATAGGTAGTAAATTGATCATCTTTTAAATTTATACTATGGAGAATCTCATACCAAGTATCAACACCCGCATTTGAAAGTATCTTTTTAAATGGTTCATGACAAGCTTCTTTGACAATATTAAAACCAATCTTCTCATTTTCTTTCCAATCCAATGTTTTATTCTTCATGGCCGTGATTGCTTTAATAAGAGCTATACCGCCACCTGGAAGTATACCATCTACTAATGCTGCCTTTGTAGCAAGCAGTGCATCTTCTACTCGATCTTTCTTCTCTTTCATCTCAATTTCAGAGTTGCCTCCTACATTAATGATTGCTACTCCACCAATAAGTTTACCAAGACGTTCTTGTAGTTTCTCCTTTTCAAAGAAAGACTGTGCTTTATCTATCTGGTCTTTGATTTCCAGTGATCTTGCTTGTATTACTTCTGCATCTCCTTTGCCATCTACGATTGTTGTGTCTTCCTTGCTTACTGTTGCCAATCTTGATTTTCCTAGGAATTTATCCATGTCTTGAGGTGTTATCTTGTCAAGCTTATGACCTTTGCTTTTTGATAGCACAGTACCACCTGTTAGTATTGCCATGTCCTCAAGAAGCAATGTACGACGATCACCAAAGTCTGGAGCTTTTACTGCACATACTTTTACAACACCTCTCATCTTATTAACGATCATTAGTGCTAGTGCTTCATCTCCATAATCTTCTGCTATGATAAGGATTGATTTGTTCTCTGAGTTTGCTTTTTGTAGGAATGGTATGATCTCAGTTGCTGCATTGATTCTGCCATCGAATAAAAGAATATAGCAATCTTCAAGGATAGAGGTCATCGTAGTATTATTTGTCACGAAATATGGGCTCTTATATCCTCGGTCAAACTGCATACCCTCTACAACTTCGAGCGTAGTCTCTCCTGTTTTTGACTCTTCAATTGTGATCAGACCCTCACGGCCTACTTTGTCTATTGCTGCAGAGATTAATTCTCCCACCTCAGAGTCATTATTGCCTGATATTGTTGCTACTTGCTTGATCTGCTCTTCTGTGCTTACATCAACTGAAAACTTCTTCAGCTCTTCTATAACCATTGCAACCGCCTTGTCTATACCAGCTTTTACTTCAACTGCATTAGTGCCTTGGCGTATTTCTTTCATGCCCTCTTGGATCATCTTTGTAGCAAGCAGTGTTGATGTTGTTGTGCCATCTCCAGCTTCATTTGCCGACTTTATCGATACCTGCTTCACCATCTGTGCTCCAAGATCTTCGAAGTCATTCTCTAACTTTAAAAATGATTTTGCAACTGTGACACCATCTTTTGTGGCTTTTACTTCTCCATTTGGTTCACGTATCAAGACTGTGCGGCCTCCTGGTCCAAGCGTTGATGATACTGTCTTATTTAATTTTTCAATGCCGGCAAGGAGTTGTTCCTTTAGCTCTGTTCCGAAAACACTATTTGTTGTACTCATATTCTAATTTAAAATTGCTAAGACTTCTGTCTCTTTTGTGATGAAATAATCCTCTCCGGCGAGGCTGATCTTTGTAGTGCCCATCTTTGGTATGAGAACTATGTCTCCTATATTAAGATTTGATGGGATAGTTGTATCAGAATTATAGTTATACGTACCTGAAGTCGCTATAACTTCTCCTGATTCTGGACGTTCTTTGCCCATGTCTGGAAGAATGATATTGCCTACCATCTCTTCTGATGTCTCTACTGGCTTGAGTACAATGTACCCATTTTTCGGTGTGATTTTGCTCATAAAATAATATAAACTTTATTTTTGTAAATGTAAAACTTTTCTTTTCAGTTGGTTAAAGAAACACCCATAACCTATAAGATTTTATAATTTTTCTCCGCAATTTGGACAGAACTTCCAATTTGATTTCTTAATTCTTATTCCACACTCTCCACAGTAATTCCTGATCTCACTTGCCTGTATAGCTTTGAGAGACTCTGGAAGTAGATGGTATTCGTACGTGTAATATGGAGTCTTGTAGAAATCTCCTGTTGTATTTGTAAATTTCTGATTTGATTTCTCTCCTTGTGCTACTCTACCCGTCTCTACTGAATCTGGCTTTGCCTCATTAAGTAGCCCAGTAGTTCTAATATTTGGACCAGCAAATGTGTTGCTTGAGTTTGAGAAAGATGTAGATGAGTAAAAGCTTGTAGTGCTCTGTCCTATAATGTTTCCAGTTGGAGATTTATATGTGATTGAATCATAGTATACTGGAGGTGTAACGGTTGTAATTACGCCAGTGGTAAACGTTATAATTTCTGGATAAAACTCAACCTTTATTAATCCATTCTTTTCTCTTGCTGATGATGTTTCTTCTACGTCATCTACTTCGAATGTCTTAAAAATGAATTTTGCATTCTCATCGATAAATCTCTCTAAGAATATTCTATCACCAGCTGGAATTACAATGCCTGATTTTGAAACCAACTTGCCGTTGATCCAGATCTTTGCCATATATTTTACTGATGTAGGATTGTGTAATTCTATCTCGAAGTTTGTTTCGTCCTTGAGGTGGATGTTTGTGATGTTGTAGACTTTTAGCCTAGACTTCTTTGATGTGATGTGCGCTTCGGGCCTAGCAAATGTGCCATACCCCGTGTTTGTGATGTACATGATTTTCCTTTTTTTATGTGTTAACAATGTTGCCGGTCTTATCGTGGCCTGTGACCATTCAAGGGATATTGCTTCCCAAGATCGACAAAGTTATGGGTGTTTCATCTATAAATATATGTGTTTTATATTCTAATGTGCATCTTTCCAATTTTTTCCTATTGCTGCTGGTGCTTTAAGCTTTATGCTGATCTTTGTTGTATTCTCCATGCACTCTTGTACTATTGCAGCGCACTCCTCTGCATGTTGTTCTGGTGCCTCTGTCACAATCTGGTCATGAATCTGAGCACAAACCCAACCTTTTATATTATGTTTTTTAAGCTCTCTGTTGATTGCTATAGCTGCTCTATTTACAATTGATGCTGATAAACCTTGAATTTGTACATTGCGAGAATTATTAACACCATTAACATAATCCCTATAAATCTTAGTGACTTTCTCCTTACCATATTGTTTAGATAGCATATTTCTAATCTGCCAGTCTAATATTCCATCTCCAAGTGAATCATATATTTTTTTGACTTTACTTAAGTGTCTAATACGTCCTACTTGAGTCTTAACATATCCTAAAGTCTGTGCTTGGAGTTTTGAGTCTGCCATCCACTGCTTCAATGCCGGAAAGCCGTTGAGGTATCCATCTACTAAAACTTGAGCCTTCTTCTGTGGTATGTCGAGGTTCATTCCTAGCGCGTAAGCTCCCATGCCGTAAGGGATCCCAAGCGCGTATGCTTTGGCTTTGTTCCTGAGCTGTGGCGCGTGCTTTCTGAGGAAGTTCTCTGCTTTTTTATCAGGAGAGTACTGATCAAGCTTCTCTGTCTTTATCGCGATCGTGGAGTAGAAGTCCCAGTTGTTCCTGAAGATGTCCTTGAGTCCTTCATCACCTGAAACATGGGCGAATACGTGAGGTTCCAAAGATTCATAGTCACAATCAATAAAGCTATTTCCAGTATCAGATATAAAGAATGCTCTTACTAAATTTGTATATTCTACGACTATTGGATCATCTTCACCTTCTTCTTTTGGTCTTGGAAGTTGCTGCGCATCTGAGCCATATCTACCTGATACTGTGCCATGTTGTTTGTAATAAAAATAATATCTACCATCTTCTTGTGCATCTAGAAAACGATCCATGTATGTAGACTTAATCTTTAGTAACTTACCATATATCCTTAGTTTAGATGCCCAAGAATGTTGATCAGCAATACTTTGGATAAGATCATCATCAAATTGAGGTTTACCTTTCTTTGTATTTGATAGAGGTTTTATTCCAAGTGCAGTGAATGCTATGTCGCCCATTTGATCTTTAGACTGTATATTAAAGAAAGTACCATCATTGTCTCTTTTCCATAATCTCATACTTATTTTTTGTAGATCTGCTTCGTCAATTACAAATTCATGTCCACCCATAAGAAAAGTCTTTGCTGGAGAATCTGGAAGTTTGGATAGTGTTGTTTGGGTAATACTGTACCTGCTTGAAATACCTGACTTTGGTAGAGGAAGATCGAAGTACGCAACTGTCTCCTGTGCATATGATCCTTTATTACTTGGTGGAAATGATTCAACTGCTTTATGTATTATCCAATCTTTGACCTCTTGTCTACCCATAAGATCCTCAACTACAAGATCATAGTATCTTTTCATATCAAGATCTATTCTATCCCTGGAAGATTTAATGGTATCAATATCGAGCTTTACGCCTTTATCTTCCATTGGAATTGTTACCTCTTTATAAAGTGGCATAACTTCATCAACAAAGAAGAAGTCTTCAAGTCCTTCATCTTTTATCTTTTGTAAATAGTAATTGTATACTCGTAATGTAAGATCGGTATCAGCACATGCATACTTAGACAGAATATCTATATCTGCTTTCCAAATCTCGTAGTTCTCCTTTGTAGTTGAACCACCATTTGCATTGATTGACGCTTTTAGTTCAAGCTGCTCCTGATTTGCCTCAGTCTCAATGTCAATACCAATCGAGGTCTGTATGCTCTTGGCTATTTCCTTGAGAGCAAAAGTTCCTTGACCATACTCTGAATTTGCACCCTCTTCTTGGACTGTATGCACCATGAGAATTGTATCTGCATGTATAGAGTCTATAAGATCTACTCCATAGAAATTCTTAACAAATCTAGTATCAAATGAGAGGTTGTGACCGATGATCTTCTTGCCTATAAGCATCGTAATAATTCTCTTTGCTATATCATGACATAATACATCATCAATCTTAGCGTCCTGGAGCTCACCATTGACAAATAACATTGTTGGCATATAGTAACCTAGGCCTACTTCACCTGAGACAGAAAAGCCTATTATCTTGCCTCGTCTAGGATTTAGGGAGTTTGTTTCCGTATCAAAGGAAATGAGATCATGTTTTTGGATGTGAGCTATCATTTGCCTCACTACATCCAAAGTAGCTACTTTCAAATATGTCCTTGTCATAAACTTTATTTTTCTTGTATGGGAATAACTTATTGAGTCTACTCTGACGCCTTTCACATCCACAGTCTTCTAAACCTAAAACTTTTTTAGCAAACCACATAGACAAACGATCCAGTCCAAATAAATGGGTGAATCGTGCTATTGTATCTCCAAGACCTCTACTCTTTGTCTTTCTTTGCATTTATCTTTTTTTCTACCTCTGTTAATGCTCCTGCGATATTGAGTATCATATTCTGAACTTGGAGCCAAAGTGTATTATGATCCTGTCTTAGTCTATGTATAAGTCTAAATTGGTATACCTGCATTATCATGAGTATGAATATCACAATGAGGTAAAATGTCTGTTGCGTAACGGTAAATGTCATATTTAAATGTATAACTTTTTTATGAGAATATAAAATTTAAATCTTGAGTCTATACTAAGCATGCTCCGCCAGCACATGCGACTTGGTCCTTAAGATCTGTATTATCTTCAGCTTCTATTACCAGACTTAGATCAATATTTGAAAGTGATCTCATCATCTCTTCATACTTCTCTTGAGTGCATTCTTCAAAAGGCGCTTGAATGTAACTTCCTCCATCGTAATTTAGCACTGATAATCCATTATAGCAAGTCCTATTCTCCCACATCCACTCACCCACTGTCTCCCATTCATTGTCTTTTATTGAAATTGTGGCTGAGATATTGTGCGTGTTTTGACCTGTTCTATGTCCTGGTTTGATCCAATTGTTGTAGAAGTATTTTACTCTCTCAAGCAGATCTATTGCTGACTCTGTTCTGAGTATTGATCCAGCTGGTGCTTTTTGAGGAACTGAGATTATTGCTGTGCTGTGTGGTTTAAAGTACTCGTCTTGTACAAGCTCTGGGTGATATAGGCTGAGGTATGTGTATATTGCTTCATTCTTGCCTACTCTTACATTTCTGATATAGTATTCGCTATGCCACGCATGTATGCCAGAAGATGTGCCCAGGACTAAAGAAGATGTGCCTGATGGTTTTATTGTAGTGCAACGGGCTGCAGTATTGATTCCTATTGCTTTTGCTATGCCCGCATTTGTCTCTTTTACTATGAGTGCTGCTTTTTTAAGATCTAGCTTTTGTGCTACTCCAGATCCAATACCTGTCATTCCAACTCCAATCAAGGCTTCCTTTTCAGTTGTCTTCTGCCATATAGGTCTTAGATAGTGAAAGTTTGTATATCCTGCTTGTAGAGTTCCGATAATTGTTGCTGCTTTTACTCTGCTATTTAAGTCATCTTGATCTACTACATCTGAAACATTTACCTCACATAGATTACAGAACTGATATGGTCTAAGCGCTATTTCGCAACACGGATTAGTTCCCCAATCCTTATCATTATTTAAATATATACCTGGTTCTCCTGCTCCTGAGTTTTTAATCTTATCCCAAAGCTCCATGAAAAACTCCTTTGTAATTCTATTTCTTAAGAGTACTGCTGAATTATTTGCTCTGCCTCTTTGTGGATTAAGTTCCCACCATTGACCAGACTTACATGAGATCATATCCTCGTCATCTGCAGAAAAAAGTGATATTAAAGCTGCTCTTCTAATACCACCAGCAAGTACTGCATCAGCTATATGACACACCATATCATGAACTTCTATAGGACTTAGTTTGTCTCCATCTTCTTTCTGACTGAGTATACCGTCTAACATTAATAGACATTCTTTTAGTGGCTGAGGACCTGGAGCTTTACCACCTGAAGTAATCAACATTGCACCTTTTGGACGTATATCAGAAAAGTCAAAATTTATTGTAGATCCTCCTTTGAAATATGATTTAACCAGAGCTTTGACTGCATCTGCCCAACCTTCTATTGAGTCTCCTATTAAAAATCTTGTGTGCTTTTTTGGATTTGGTTTTCTTATCTCTGGAAGTTTTTCTACATGATGTTTTTGCACAGAGAAACCAACTCCTGTGCCTCCAAGCAAAAGAAACATTGTCTCAGAAAATGCGTGAATATCATCTATTGGAAGATATGCACAATTATAAACACGATTTGGAGATATTTCTATTGACTTACCACCAAATTGTAGACTTCTCATAGACGGAAGTACTTTCTTATCATACACATATCCATATGCCCAATCTATTTCAATTTCCATATTAGGATACTTCTTGAGATGCATTGCCTTGTTTCTATCTACCAATTCTTCCCAAGACTCTCGTTTTTGTGATTCTGGTAAATATTTCGAATATTTCATATGTATCGTGATATCCGATAGTATTTCCTGTGCTACGTTCATTTTTGCTTAAATTTTAAAAATAGTTTATAACTTGGGCTCTGAGATGAGTCCATCAAATTGATTTTAGTAGATTGTTGTGTTACTTACCTGGGATAGTAGTATTACCTGATGTAGCTGGGGTTTTAGACTGCATATTTTTTAACTTTGTAGTATTCATGCTCTTTTGATTTGTTGAATTAAGAGCAGCTATGCTATCATTATATTTGTCAGAAGTTTCATTAGTTCTGAAACCATCCCCCTTTATTGCCTTATTAAATAGATCTATTATAAAGTTTGCCATATTTGTTTATTTTCTTCGTATTAATAAATATCTGAAATTACTGAGAAAGTTCAAAGAATTTTTTACTGAGTATAGATTTTTCTTCAAAAGTTAAACTAGAATTATTAGCAGTCTTAAATGTGTTGTTTGTATTTGCTTGCATCTGCTGTATTTCTTCTTCTGTTAGTTCAGTCTCATCTATCTTTATTGTGCCATTATCTGTGTCTATCATTGCATTATATGTCATACCATCTCCGCCATATCTATTTTTCATGATATGCACTCTGCCTGTTTTATTTATCTTATCTGCTCTTTTTCTAGATAGTGACATAATAAAATCAGCAATCATAATCTTGTTATAAGATCCAGCAGCCTTGTCACCTTCTACAATATCATCCTTTGCTCCAGCCCTATTTACTTGAGATACTGACCATATTGGAGTATTTAACTCTCTTGCCATGCCTTTGACTGCCATATACACATCATCAATCTCATCTTTTACTTCTCCACCAACTCGCTTTGACTTTAAAAGATCAATATAGTCAATAATAATGAGATCTGGTTTATGTCCCATATCAGTGCATTTTCTTATATGAGATTCTATTTTATTGACAGTTGTTTTGCCCATTGGAAATTCAGCTATCGTTAATTTGCCTGGTAGATTTGCTACTGTTTCTTCTACCTTGCTGCGATGTAAATGAACTTCCTTAAAACCAATACTAGTAAATACAGAGTCATATCTCTTGCCTGTATAAATATCTGATAGTTCAAGTGTATAATGATTGACTGTGAGACCTTGTTTAACTGCCTTTGCTCCTAAATTTACAAGAAACCAAGACTTACCTGAACCTGGACCACCGAATATAATACCGAGATCTCCTCTGCCAAGTCCTCCCATTAAATGTTGGTTTATATTTGTCCATGGAGTAGGCACAGCTTTTCTATCATCTTCTCTATATCTTTGCTCTATGTCTTGAAGATATTCATGTCCTATATTTTTATCTGATCCTGCTTTGAGTGCTGAATCAATAATAACTCTGATATCTTCAAACTGCCCCTTTGAAAGAAGATCAACTGAATTTAAAAGTGCCTTCTTTAATTGCTGATTTTTACAGAAGCTTGAAAATTCCTGCTCGATATAAACTTTGTCTTCATTTGACGTTTTTAGTGCCTCTTTAAGCTGCTCTGCTACTGACACTTTTAAGACTTCATTATCTATCTTCTTGACCTCGATCTGAAGAAATTCGAGTGACGGTGTTGTGTGATATTTGTAATAATATTTTAAGATATCTTTGACTATCCACTGTGATGCTGGAGAATCAAACATTTCTGGTTCTACTACGTCATGAATTGTCTGTAGAAATTCTTTGTGTTTTAAAAGACTTGATAAGACTTTTACTTGAAAACCAGATCCATACGCATTAAGCGTGTTTAATTGTGCCATAACTTTTTATATGTATTTATTTATATTCTGCTAAATATTTGAAATTTGTAAAGAGCCAAGAAGATAAATTTGTTATACTTTGTCCCAGTTGATCCTCATTATATATCTCAGTAAACTCTGCTGGATAATATTCTTTCTTTGGGTTATCCATCATATTATTGACCTCTTCTATAGACTCCTCTGGTATATTTGGTTCATCTAAGTCCATTAGCTTTTTATTGATCTCAAGCTGACTTCTAAACTCATATATCTTTTTAAGCATTGGAATTTTATTACCTTTGCATTTCTCTATGATATGCTCTAGATCAATAGTACTACTTTCTCCTAATTCTGGAAAATGTTTTAGCAAAGTCTTGATGCCTAATCCTTTTACTCCAGGAACATTATCCCCTTTGTCCCCTAATAGTACTTTCTGTGTTAGGAAATTATGTGATGTTACTTCATATTCACTAAGCACATCTTTTGGAGAATAGAACTTCTTTTTTGTAGGAGAGTATATGCTGATTCTATCTGATGCAAGCTGAAGATAATCACGATCAGAAGACATTATAGTGACCTCTTTTCCTATGCGTTTTGCGATATATCCTATGACATCATCTGCCTCTATTTTGTCTATTGATAGTAGATCTATAGGAAGACATTTAAGATAGTCCACAAGCCTTATAAGCTGGTTCTTGATAGCATCAGACTCTTCTTCTTGGGAATCAAACATATCCCAGTTAGTAATTCTCTTCATACCCCTATTAGCTTTGTATTCAGGGTAGAGGTAACGTTTATTTGTTGAGCTACCTCTACCATCAAATACTACTATGACTCGTGTTGGCCTTACCAGTCTCATTCCATACGCCATTGACTTAAGAAATCCAGTTAGCGCTCCTATATGTTGTCCTGCTGGGTTTACATGCTGGATCATTGCAAAGGACCTTAAAAAGTTGTTGAGTCCGTCTATTATGAAGACCTTTGAATTTATGCTCAAGTCCTCCTTCTCGTTCGTCAATGAATCGAGGATATCTTGGTAATTTGTGGCCATGTTTTTAAGTTTTATTCTTCTGAATTATCTATCATGCTTGCATTACTATCTTCTTCCTCTACTACATCAAAATCTATAGATCCAAGTACTGCTAACCACTCATGAGAATGTTCTTTCTTGTACTTTTCAATATCTTTCTTGTCAGTTTTATCATCATTTATGAATCCATGTACTGTCATGATCGCCCTTCCAGCCGCTGTAACTCCAGTGATATGATTTTTGTCACAGCTTAACCTTGTTCTTTTTGCAAACTCAACTGTCTTTCCATTCTTGCTGGCACTGATCTTATTCGTTCCTGCCTTTGCAATATTACCGAATGTAATTACTAATGAAGCATCAAACCACATTGTATTACCGCCTTTATTCTGGAGAGTTGGTTGTCCCATTCTCACTTCAGGTTTTGCTACCCAGACCTTATTAATTGCCACGAGTGTATTGGTATATGGTTGACTTTCTTTTCTGGACATGATAATTCTCTGATTGATAAAATTACCAAACTGCTGACTCATAGCACCCGCATTCCACTCATTATTATTGGAATTTGATTCTATGCTTAAACGACATGGTATAGATCCTACAGAGTCCCAGAAGAAGCATATATCATAAGGAAGATTACCTTTCTTCTGCTCATCTAAAATATCCGCCATAAATCCTGCTACGTCTTCTACACATTGCATCTTTTCTCTGTCAATATATAAAAAGAAACCATTATAATCAACCACTTCTCCAGTTGAACTATCAGCTACTTCATCAAATTGCAACCCCATTGATCTTGCATGTTCCCAAGACCATTTCATCTCGGTAATTATAAAGACTGGAAGTATGCCCATTTTCTGAGCCTGTACTGCTGCTTCTAATAATGCTGTGGTTTTTCCAGTATCTGAGTGTCCTCGTAAAAGTGTTATATGTCCTATTGGTATGCCTGGGATCTGAAGTGTATCGCTAAAGGCTTTTGATAAAGGTATCCATCTAGTCTCTTTGAATTTTACAGATGTGCTTGATAGATTTTTGGACTTTTTAAATTTGTCCAGATTAAACTCGCCTTTGATGGCTGTAGAGAGAGCCCCATTGAGGCCCTCTTTTTTTGTAGCTTTTGCCATATAACTTTTATATTAATTAGATATTGAAGAGATCATCGATAGCCTTGTCAGCATCTGTCTTCTTAGTACTCAATGAAAAAGATTTAGTCTCTTTTTTCTTTGGCTTTTCTTCTTCTTTTTCCCAAGGAAGATCTCCACCTGGTATTTCTGGAGCATTATCTACTACTGCTGGTACTTCCTGTTTTTCTGATTCTTCTTCAGGATTTAGATGAGCTTGCAATGCTGCTTTCATATCATCATAAGAGTAGTGCTTATATGTCTCTAGAGGATTAGGTTGCTCTGTAAGCCATTTTTTAACTAGTTTCTCATCATCTGATAGTGGAGTTACTTTGCCACGAACTCGAACTTTAGATTGGTTATAATTTGTACCATTCTGCTCTGGTGATGTTGTTTCAATAGTAATATCACGACCAGAAATAGGATCTGTGTAATCACCAACATCTTCATCTTCCATGATTGCAAGAAGCTCCATGAAAACTTGCTTACCGAATTCCCAAAGCATAACGCCTTTATCTTCCTCTCCACGTACAATGACCGGTACCATGACCCTCATCTTCGGCTCCATCTTTCTTGCCGCTTGCCAATCTTCTTTTACTGAAGTCTTACGCAGCTTCTGAGTGAACTCTGCTATAGGATCTTTTTCACCAAAGCATGAAGGAGCCATCATTGTCTTGTTATTAATTCCATAGTAGATAAAAATCTCCTTAAATGGATTTGTCTTATCAAAAACAGACGGGAGTATTCTCACCGAGTGCTTTCCTACTGCTGCTCTCCAAAGCGTCTTAGGTTGATCTCCACCTTTTGCGCCTTTTGGGTTCTGTAATGCAGCTAATCGTGCCTTGAGGGCGTTTACATCAATTGCCATATTTTAAACTATTTGTTTATAAAAAGAATATAATCATTAAGATTGATCTAGAAAAATAGATCTACGAAGTCGCCACTATTTTGTGCACGATTGTATTAAGACGTCTGAACTCAGAGCCTTGTGTAAGCAGCATAGAATTTCTATATTCTGCCCAATTAATTGGAAACTTATTATCCATCATGCCATTATTAAGGCTTATGATTAGAGTATTAAGGGCATTTATTGTATAGAGGGTATTTGTTTCTTTCTTTCTGTGAAGTAGGATCGTATTATTAAGCATTCTAGTCTCAGGACCTTCTACTTCAATATTATACGTGCACATGTACTCATCCGACTCTGGAGATGCGAGTACGAATATTTTGTTATATAGAATCTTATATTGACTGTTTATTTCAACCAATCTCTCTTCGAGTCTATCTTTAGAAGTAAAGCTGCAAAAGAGCCTATTCATTAGTGAGTCTTGCGTTAACGTGATCATTATCATAACCTGCTTGTTTTTATAAATATATACTATTTGTTGATAATTTTTTATATATAAATTTGTAATTTAATATTTCCTCCTCTATCTTCAATCATCTTTTTTATTTCTTTTTTTGAGTATTTTTTAGATATTGGAGTGTCACTTAAGTATAAACTTCCACCGACTTCTAGGTTATTAGGCAGAGAGGTTATTTTAGTATTCATTAAATTTAAACTTCCACCGACTTCTAGGTTATCAGGCAGAGAGGTTATTTTAGTATCTCTTAAGTATAAACTTCCACCGACTTCTAGGTTATCAGGCAGAGAGGTTATTGGAGTGCCGCTTAAATCTAAATATCTACCAACTTTAAGGTTATCAGGCAGAGAGGTTATTTTAGTATTCATTAAATTTAAACTTCCACCGACTTCTAGGTTATTAGGCAGAGAGGTTATTGGAGTGCCGCTTAAGTTTAAATCTCCCACTCCACCATCTTTGATATACTGTTGAATTTTCTTTTGGAGAGCTATAGCATAGTTCTTTTGGCGTTCTTCAGGAGAACGTCTTGGGACTAATATCTTGTTATCCTCTTTTAAAAAAGAAATTAATTTTATCATGATATTCCTATTATATTTGTAAATTTATTTATATCACCGCTGCTTATTTGTTTATCTAAACCATCATATCCGTCTATTCGTCCGTCTTTTAGTACAACTAAAGCTACCACCTCAAGTTTTTTAAATCTCTTAGGGAATGCTTGTTCTAATCTCACTTTCATGTCTAAAGACTTCACTCTGATATAATAGAATGTAACTTCATTTTTATAATAATAGTCATTGAAATGGTCTGGTGCTTTATACGTTGTACACCACGCTGAATCTTTTCCTCCTTTGCAATCTCTGAAAGCAAATTTGGATATTCCTAATTTACGTGAAGCTTCGTGTGTATGAGGAGACATTATTAATAGATCATTATTGTCTACTATTGTTTCATAGTCTGATTCCATGTCTTTAACTGATATGGATTCTCCAGATTTATTTATTTTATCTACTTCTGATTTTAAGTCTGCAAAGGATTTAAACTGATTTATATCTTTAGTTTTTGCTTTACCTTTGTTAAGAAACGTATTGTACTCTTCTATACTATTTCTTAGATCATCTATATCTGGTTTGTCTTGAATCCATATTTTAGACATCCAGCCTACAAATTTCTTTTGTGGGGTTGGGTCTGCTTTTGTTAATGTTTCAAAATCTGACTGAGATAATTTACCAGTATTAACATATTGTTTGGCTTGTTTTATGTTTTCTAGAACAAGATTTTTGTACTTTAATTTTACTGTATTTTCTCTTAATAATCTCATTTTATTTTGTTGTCCTCTTTTAAAAAAGAAATTAATTTTATCATGATATTAATAAATATTGGGTTTAGTCGAAAAAATAATTTTTTGAGTGCTTGTGTTTTACCCTGAATCCGTCTTCTTCGAGTATCTGCTTGATTCTGATGAGGAACTCCTTGCCGTCCTGTATCGAGTAGTCAAACAGGAAGGCGTCGTAGGTTATCAGCACCAGCTGGCTTGTCTTTCCTGACATGTACTCCCTAAGCCTCTCTATCTTCTGTACATTGTTTTTGGTCTCTAGATTCTGCACCCAGTAATTAAAAAGCTTAAGCTTATTCATCTCTGGATTCTTTCTGAGCATTGTGCCTGTTGGAAGTATCAATGAGCCGTCCCTCTTGTATCTCTTCCAGATCTCTTCTATGAAATCTCCAAGCTTTGAAAAGAATGGGAATTCCCTATATTGATCTTCTATCCCACCGTACATCTGCTTGAATGTGATCTCTTTTGACTTACTATACTCCTCGTCTGTCAATTCTTCTTTGCTAAAATATATCTTGCCTAGCTGGGTGTGTATTGATTGATTTTGGTCGTGGAACTCATATCCTATCTGCTGTGCTATAAGTCTTAAGTGGTATGCATCAAAGTCAAATTCAATTAGGTAATCATATCGTGGAATAAAACATTGTCTAAACTTTTCTGTCTTTGGTATTGCTACGAAATTTATGCCATTAAAAGAATTTGTAGGCCTGCCAGTTGTATTATACATATTATAGTATGAATATATCAATCCATCTTTTATAAAGCTGCTTTTTGACTCAACAGCATATGCATCGTCTAAATAATCTTCATCTACTGCAATGCCCTGCTTTTCTACCCAACCATATACTTGTGAAGCTCTGTCTAATATGCTATGATCATTTTCAAGATCAAACAGAGATTGAATTTTATTATAGAGACATTGACATCTTTCATAGTGCTTTGTTATTGGTATAAGTTCATTCACATTTGGCATTGATCCCAGTCTCATATAAAAATCTCTGTGAACTAGAGTATCACACTCAAGCTTTGACTCATCTATTCCCTGATCCATTCTCGTAAAATTTAAATCCACAGCATTATCTATCTCGAGGAAATATGAATGGTATTTTCTATCGAGTAGGTAGACCTTTTTATGTGAATTTATAAAGGATTGAATCTGGGCTATTTCTAAGCTGAATCCTTCGCAATGGTTGACGGAGAATATGTAACCTTTGGTTCCATCATTATAGTAGACCAGTGAGCATCTGGATAGCGCTGGATGCTGTCTATCGGAAGATGATACTACTTGAATAAAACAATAATCACTTGGAGTGAGCTTTGAAAGCTGCTCTGGAGTTTCAATGATAAAATACATTTGTCAAAACCTAATTAATAGGAATGTACGTTATCTTTTGGAACTTTTGCAGTGTAAGTTCTAAGTAAATAAAAAAGGAACCCGAAAGAGTTCCTTTATATCTTTTTATGCACAGCTATTTAAACTTGAGTACATGATATAATTGTGTAATTTTCTTCAGGTTTGATACTCAATACTTTAAATTTTGATTCTTGGGATATTAACCACTCTTTTTCTTTTCTAGCCATTTTAATTAAGTATTTAGCCGATTCTTCATCCTCTTCCCCCGATTCAATCCCCTCTTGCATCCAGTTTTCATACCACTTCCAGTAACAAAAACCTATAGGGTTAATTAATTCCATTATAATCTTTGTACTTTTTCCAAAAGTTTTAGCTATTTTAATGTTTTCAGATAAGCTTATAACATCTCCAATCTTAAATATTTGGCCTATTTCGGGATTTTTTGATATGTCTCCAAGGTTATAATTTTTTCCAAAGCCTCTATATAAAGATCCATTAAATTTTTCAAGATTAGATTTTATAATTTTATTAAGTTCGTTGTTATAATCTGATACATGCTCTTTATCATGAATTAACATATTTAATATTTGAGCATCGTCTTCTGATACATTGTAATTTTCTAATAATCCAGCTGTCTTTTGGAATTTTCTTACTTCTTGTAAATTACTTCTCATTATTTTAAGTTTTTTTATTATAATTATACGTCTTTTTTTGGAACTTTTGTAGTCTATGTTCTAAGTCGTAGGTCTTGTCCACTTGGTATAATCTCCTCCGATGAAATCTGTGATCCCAAGAAAAGTTTTATTTAGAGTTTCAGTCAATCTTTTATTAGTATCTATGATCCCAGCTCTAGTATCATATTGAGATATCCTTACAGAATTTAAAGGTCCTGTGAGCTTCCAAAATATTTGTCCAATCATATACATAGAGACATCATATTGAACATCTCCATTTTGAATATTTGCATACTCATCTGATGATATTTCTACTACATACCCAATATCATTCACTCTTTTTGCAAAATTTCTTATAATATATCCTCTGTCATAATCACTTTGTAGTGGATTTGGATAATACGGTATAGGTCCTCCAATTGGATTTGTCATTGTCGAGCTTGGAATCTTTGTAGTTGGCTTCATTATTTTCTGAGAAGTAGCCACTGTGAGATTTGTAAGTCCCGAAGTAACTTTTGCCATGGCGCTTATTACAGCAGCTGGCAGAGTTTTATTAGTAAGAGCTGGAGCATTTTGGTATTGATTTATTGGCGTTAAAAGTTGATTTGGACCCGTTAAAGGATCTGCGCCTGAATATGCTTTACCGTCATATGTAATATAGAATTTTCCTTTATAAGGTTGACCATCGGCAGTATAATCTCCACCTGAAGTATTTTGATTAGTCTGTATTCTAAATGATGGATAATATCTTAGTGACATAATTAAACTATTAAGGGAGGATCATTAAAAATTCTATTAGCAGCCGCTATTCTATTTTGAAATTCTGGTTTACCAGGTTTTTCATAATCTTCCATTATAATACGAGTGGCTTCTTCTACACTAATGGCTGCTTTTATTTTATTTCGAAGAGGTAAATCTTTTAATAACTCAGACATTACAAATTGTAACTGAATCATTAGATCATTAATAGATTTATTTTTTTGTTCTGCGAATTTTCTTAAATTATCTTGTCTATCTGACGCTGTCCATTGTGCAATTCCATAACCAACATCATGAGTTAATGGAGGCGTATTTTCTATTTGTGATGCATTAGGATCCCATTTACTTTCTTGATAAAAATTTCCTACAAATCCAGAAGCTTGTGCTGGAGTGAATTTTTGAGCTATGAAAAATTTGTATATTGTTTTAGCATTTTCTGATAGTACTACATTGTCTGATGTTGTTATTGCTGGAGGAATAAAAGGATGTTCTTTATATTTTATATTTTGCAATGTATCATCATAATCTTTTTGATCTCTCATTAATGTCATGAAACCTTCTATAGACGTAGTCCATTCATTATTTGAGATTGTGTGCGTCATTCTTGCTATTGAGAAAGCGGGTCTTTTATCTACTAAATTTGCTCTGCTATATCTATATGGCATTACATTTTCACTTACTGTAAAAAGCTGAAATGGATAAAGACCTGACATTCCATCTATTGTAATATTGGTTTTCATTGGAATAATCATCGCAGTTGCTGCTCCAGCAGATTCATTCTTTCTTTTTGCAATTGCATTTGTATAGTAACTTAAAGCTCTTTCAACAGAATTAGCATTCATATACTCAGTCTTTGCATCTTTTTGAAATGCCTCTTGTTTTGATATAGCAGTATATATAGTCTTTACAATTGTATTAAAGTTTACTTGTGCTTCAAATTCAGCAAAATTATCCTTGCTTTCTTTATCTGATGCTACACTATCAACGGCGCCTTTTATAAATCTGTCATAAGTTCCTTTATTATATATACCAAAATCAGATGTATTTTTTGCAGTAGCCACTTGATTACCTGGTATTGGATTTGCGGATATAGCCAAAAGACTTGCTATTCTTCCACTCATATCAGTTCTCATTTCAAATGCTCTTGCTATAGATTTATTTCCATATACTGGGATTTCAAATGATGTAGAGCCGTCTATTCCGTCTTGCATTACTGATTTTGCTATTGCATCAGGAGCTCCTTGTAATTGATCATCTGTTATTATATAGCAATTTGAATTATCATTGTAAGAAAGTCTAAATGCATTATATCCACCTAAAGCTTTATTAAGTTCAAGTAATATCTTTTCTATAGTTGTTTGAAAAAATACTTGACCTGTTTCACTATTATTTCTCTGTTCTTTTATAATTCTAAGAAGATAGTTTATATCAGTCATTACATACATTAATTTTCCAACATATCCATTTGGTGTATCTTTTCCTAGTGGATTTTTGAAAGTTGTATTAAGTGCTGGACTAAGTACATCTTGTTTAAAACTAAATAGAGGTTCTGGAGATATATTTGATCCTGATGCTTTAGTAAAAAGAGTTCTATTTTTATCTATGTTTTTAAATAACTTATCGTATCCAGTATCTCCTCCCATAAATGGCACTAAAAACTTAAAAGGATCTAATGACATTTGACTTTGATTACTTAAAAAGAAATTAGTATTTGGATTAAAATCTATATAAGTCATTGGAACTATAGTATCTCCTTTTTTCAAAGCTTCTGTATTCTCTGTATTATAGAGCATTGCAGTATGATTGAGGAATAAAAAGAATAGTCCTAGTGGTATGTATACTGAAATTTGCTTATCAGCTGCTGCAGATACTCCTATATCAGCCGTTTCTCCAATATCATTAATAAAGAAATTAAATAGTGTTTTAAAATCTACTTGAGGTATATTTTGTAAGAGACTGTCTTTAAGAACTCCATTCTCATCATATACATTCTCTGAAGACATTAAATAGTAATTATTTCCATAAGATAGATTAATACCAAGTCTTTCTTTGCTATTTATACTAGCTTCTACATATTTTTTTAAAGTATCAGTTGGATAATCTTTGATTTTTGGTATACCATTTGAGAAAAAACTAGAATAGCAACCTTCTGAAAATAAATCACTTATAAATTTATCATCGCTAGTTTGTTGTATTGTATCTTTATGAAAAACAGAATTTATTTCTCTAAGAAATATAGATCTTAACATAAGTTCTAAAGTCGACTGTGATTCTGTTGTTAATTTAACTTGTTCTGCACTATAATCATTTTCTATTTTATTTTTAGTATCCATATTTCGAGCTGATGCATCTCTATTTGCTGCAGCGACAGCAGCATTATATTTTTGCAAATCTTTATTTTCTGATAGATCTTGATTTCCTTCTATAGAACCTATAAATGATAAGTCAGCGATTCTAATTTTACCAAAATCATCAGTTTGCGATCCACCCAGTCTTATTTTGTACTCAGACTGTTCATTACCATTACTATCAACTACTTGTAATAAGATATTTGTATTTAATTTGCTATTTGGATGAAGTATTGGGACTTTATTACTTATTTCTAATATTTTATATTTTGTATTAGGATCTGTAAAATACTCTTGTGCTTTTGCATTTTCCCCTTTTGGAAAATTTAAAGTAATGCTAAATGCTGTATCTGATGGATTAATAGCCCCAAAGTAAGTATAGTCTATAAAATAGTCGCTTGCTCCGGTTTTATTTTCATTAACCAATACATCAAAATAATTAGAGTACGTTTTTTTCCAACTTGATTGTGTATTTACTCCACCTTCTATTTTTAATGTACTATCTTGTTTATTTGTAATAATAGAATTTATTTGACTTATATTTAATTTAACGTATGTTGGAGTATCTTGGCCTTGTATATTAGATGATGCAATGTATTTATCAACTATATTATTCCCAAAATCAAAAGACTTAACGAAATATATTATCCCAGGATCCATATTATTTTCTAAATAATAAGCTTTTAGATTTGTAGAAGTTGAAGACAGACTTATATCATGAGTATCTTTATATGTATTTGTTGATACTATAATTTTTTCTAAACTATATTGAACGCTGCCTGGTAATATTGGTTGAATTTGTGATTGACCCCGTAAAGTAGTTGCCGTACTACTAATTACTGGTGATGGTGGCGTAACTGTTACTCCATTTACAGTAATGGGTTGTGAAGTTGGTGTAGGCCTCGGATTTTTTATATTAACAATTCCACCAGTTAAATTACCAGTATTATATAATAAGATAGTATAAGGATCTGTTATTTTTAACTTAGCAAATCCTTCAGAATCAGAATTTTTTAATTGTTCATTTGCAGCTTCTATTTCTTCATTCTTTTTTTTATTATTTTCATCAGCTGCTTTTTTTTCAGCTTCTGTTTTTTCTATATTTAAGTATGCTCTTAGTTGATTTTGGTATGCTTTTGAAAATATATCTATGTGATTTATAGGAAAATTACCCATGACAGCACCCAATGACATCGCTTTTACTGTGCAATCATATCCACCATCAGCATTCATACCGAAATCAAAATGAGTAATTAAACCCAGCATTCCACCATAATTTCCATATGACTGTCTAATATTTGTTGATATTTTTATGTTTATATCTTCTTTTGTTAAACTAGTATCAAATGGATTATCTATCATGAATTTTTCTGATGATTGTAGTATTCCACTATTATCGTAGTATTTTGCATGACCATATTCTATCAATACTGTAAAACCAGGTCTAAAATATAGCGCATCCATAATATCAAGTTGGAGTTTATCCCATACTTTAAAATTTATAGTAGCTTGTCTAAGAGATCCTAAACGACCAGTTGATTCTATCGTAACTGAAGTAATACCTGGCATTGGTCTATATCCAAAATTATTTATTTCACTTTGAGTTCCTGTGATATTATATGCACCACCTAGATCTATGCCTGATCTTAATTGCATTTGTTTATCTTTCCAAATAGATGTGCCACCATATAATATAAAATTCTTTGATAAATCTTCTTCTTTTCCAATCTGATTACCTGTAAGATCTTGGTAATATTTAAAAAGAGATGTAGGTGTTGTTATTTTTTCATATGTGCTTAAAGATGTATCATGCACATTTGCTATATTAACGGAAGATATTGCTCTTATCCAAGCACCTTTATTTGCAAGATACAGAATATTATCATCATCTCTAGTTTTTTGAGATCCTAATTCACTTCTTGTTTTTAATTGATCTGCTGCCCACTTATACATTGGGTACCCAGCTATATTACATATTCTATCTAATTCTTGATTCATTTATATAACTATCTAATTCTATTTACTTGATTATATTTACTCACTATTGATTGTAGATCTATTGGCAATCTCAACTGCATGCCTACTGGAGGAAATAAACTATCTCCTGGAAGTGCATTTGCTGAAGCGATTACCCACCAATATCCAGTATCACCATAGAAATCTAATGCCATAAGATCTAATCTATCTCCTAAAGTTGTAATTACGTAGCTATCATCATTAGATAGTGGAATATCTGGGTATACTGCATTAACATAGAAAGGCACACCTCTTAGACTATTTTTTGTAGTGGATATATTTTGATATCTATTTATCATGCTACTATGGTATTATTTGATACAGAATTTGTTTCATAATAATCTGGTCCATTATATTGAGTACTTCCTGGTCCTGTTCCAAAATTATTTGGTTGAATTGGAGGTGCTGTTGGAGTTGGTGTTGAAAAAATAGATTGTGGATTTAAATTATTACCAGTACTTACTTTTCCATTAGATTTTATTACTGTATTATTTATATCAATGAATGAGTTATTTGGATTTCCTATTATAGGTTTTGCTGTAAATTCATCTGTAAATCTTTGAGGTAAATTACTGAATATTGGTTTAAATGATATTGCTACTTCTAATACATGAGGTAATTCTTGAACGTCAGTAGAACTTTCTAAATTTATTTCCCAAGGAGTATTATTATCCACTGTTACATTTACACTTTCCAAAAATCCAGGAACGCGATAGAGATAGTCACCCAGAGTTATTTTTACTACGGGAGCTCTCATTATATTTGTATTTGGAGAATAGTCTGGATATACTTGAGATATTAGATAATTAAGCTTATTATATAGAGGTTTTAATTCTGATCTTGAAAATGCGGCAATCTTAAAAGAGAATGATATTGCTCTTGTAAATCCTTGATATGTATGAAATTCTTCACCACGACCCATATATCTAAATGAATTTAATACTGCACTATTATTGTCAGTAAATCCATTTGATAATAAAGCTCTAAATATAAGCGCAGTTGAATATTTACTATCATCATTGCTTAAACACTCAAATCCAAGTTTTATAGAATCTGTATATCCTAAAGCTTGCCAAGGATCTATATCATTTTTAAATACAGTAGGCATGCCAGAATTGATTTTATCTGATGAAACTGATATTATATAGCTTGTTGGTTTTCCTTGTGGAAGAGTAGGATCTATTATACCAGGATTACTTATGCCTATTCTATTTTCCATGTTTATATTTGGATACCAAGTTAATTGAGCATACTTATACCCCTGTGTCCCTTGTCTAAAATCTTTTATACTATTTGTAATAACTGGTGCACCTTGAATTGCATTCTTTTTTGCAATCTGAGCATAATTCATTACATTTGGAAGCGTATTAAGTGTAGTATCAACAGCTCTTCTGACTATTGTATCTCCAACTCCATATGAAGAATTAGGACCTCCTGGATAATTAAAAAGTAATGTTGAATTTGCTGATATACCTAAACTTTTTGCTAATAGTATATTTTCTGCAGATGATAGAAATTGATCAAATGAAGAAAACATATTTGAAGATATATTCGATATTTTTAGGTTTCTTAATATCGCAAGTCTATTTGTTACTGCAGAGTTTGTTATATTTTGTATTCCGACAGTAGTTGCATAGAAATCATCTTGTATCCCAAAATTATCTGATCCAACTCTTGCTATATGAGCACCAGTACCTTCAACTTTAATTTGGTTAAGAAGATTATCAATAGAATAAACTCTCGTATTACTTATCAATCCTGGAAGAGTTTTAGTATTATCAGATGATCTCATACTTACTCCGGTCTCAGTCTTTGGATTCATAAACTGCAATGTCTGCTGCTTATCATTAAAGATGGTACCTTTAGCGCTATTTAAAAATGCCTTAATTCTTTGAAAATCAATATTATTTGATGGATATGTACCACCTCTTTTCGGAAAATCAGAAAGAGTTGAATTTGCCACAGAAATAGTGCCATCAGGAGTATTTGCATTTCCGTTAGTATCAAATTTAATATAAGGAAGTCCTGAATCACCCCCACCTTTCTGGTCATTACCAAACTTCAGTGATGTATATTGGGTTTTGAGGTTTACTAATGCAATATCAAACGTGGCATATGGAAGTCCTGAGCTACCTCCGCCTTTCTGGTCATTACCAAACTTCAGCGATGTATATTGTGTTGTTAGGTTTACAAGTGCCATAATTAATGTGGGTATATAGAGTTATTCCGGGGTAACATATAATGATTGCTTGTATTATCAGCAGGTGCGGCTGATTGGGCAAATTTTATTGATTGTCTACCAAGTACTTCTCCATCTGATACATTAGTTATATGAGCAGTTAAAAGTATTGATTGAGTATTTTGGTTTGTTGCTGGAGTTGTTGATATTGGTGTTGGATTTGTAGAACTTGCAGCTTCATTTTGTGCTGCTGCTTTTGATACTGAAATCATTTCTCCTAATGCATTAGATCCTTCATTTGCAGCATAAGCAGCAACTCCTAATTTTGCTGCACCTGCCATTAAAGCCCAACCTCTTGGGTCTACTCCGTAACTCTTAACAAGAAGTAATAAACCTACAGCTCCTTCTAAAGCAGCTATAATTCCGGCTATTTTTGCAAAACCAGATAACATCAACCTAAGATTTTCTGGTAGATTTGTAAAAAATGTTCCTACGCCTTTTAATACGCCTTCAATTTTTTTCAACCACCCATGCAATACTTCTGAATTAGAAGCCATACTAAGAAATCCATTTATAGTTTTCCCAAGTTCTCCTTCAAGCATTTGACCCAATGTCATCTTAATATTATCTATGAAAGTTCCTATTTTTTCAGACATAGCCGCAGTAAGATACTGTTGTGCACCAGCCTCTTTCATTTTTTGGACTATTTGGTCTTCGGTAAGATTTCTATCTTTTAAAGCTTGGTACATCTGAGAAGCGCTCAAAGACGCATCTACTCCTAATTTATTTGCTATCTGCTGTTTTTGTATGATCTCTGAGACTTTGTCAGCTGTGAGTCCCATTGCGTTTGCATAAGTCTCTTGAGCTAAAGTATTCATATTATTCCACTTGTCCATTGTAGGAATCCTCTTTCCAATCTCCTCCATCATGCCTTTTGTGTCATGTGCAAGAGCGAGTCTTCTTAGCTGTTGTAGATTAAGATCTTCTCCTGTGAATAACTGCGCTTCAAATTCTTTAGATATACTGCCTTCAAAATCAAGGAACTGGTCTGTTGTTCCCTGTATTTCATTCAAAGAAAGTCCTAGCTTTTTAGCTCTGACAACTGCTTCTGCAAGAGCTGGCACATTGCCTCTGAAGTTCATGAGTACTGTAGCAGAGACTTTTGATATCTCACCCATCATCTGCTTCTGGGACATCATCACTTTATTTCTGCCACCTTCTACCATCCTTATGGCATTGATAGTATCAAAAGTGTCTTTAAATGACTTTCCGCTAAGAGCTGAGTTTGCGTTTATGGCTTCAAGATCTGTTGCAGTTAACCCAAATTGTCTTTGAAGAAGAGTAGCTGTTTGGAGCATCTCATCGTTCATTGGAGCTATGAATCCAAGACTCTCTGACATGCTATTAAATGCTGCTGCAATTTTACTAGTCCTTAAAAACAGAGGACCTGAATTAAGAGCCATGTCTTGAAAATGATTCATCATACCCCTAGCATCATCCTCTCCTACTCCAAGATTCTTTCCAAATTCAAATATGCTGTCATTCCAGCCAGTTATAAGTCCAAATACTTTTTGAGCAATATCTTTTATAAAACTGAAAGCCGTGCCTATGCCTGAGAATATGGCATTATTTGCCTTTGCTATCATTCCTGCACCAATAAGAGGATCATTTAGGCCCTCTTTTATTGCTTTTTTAAATCCTATAAACATTACTCTTGTACTAGAGTATCCTTTTCTAGCGGCTTCTACCATTGCTTCATAAGCCTCAGTTCCTACTTGAATATTTGTACCAAGCATCTTAGCAGCTGCTCCAGCAAAACCTATAGTTTTTTGTACCTTTTTCTCAATACTTAATTGAATTTCTAATTGTTTAGCTATATCTTCATCTATTTTTTCTGTAGCTAATTTTTGTGCATATACAGATTCTAATAACCCCAATTGGCTATTTAGATTATCTACATTTTGTTGATGTAATATTATAGCGTCTTCTAATTCTTTATCACTTGTAGTTCTATTTATATTAAACCTATCTTTTTCTGCTGTAGCTAAATTTTCTACAGCTTTTATATAAGTAGAAACTTTCTTTTTATTAACACTAGCAGTATTTTTTTCTAACTCAGATAGATCTAACTGATTCTTATATCTCTCTTTGGTAATTTTAGAAAGTTTAATTTGAATTTCTTTTGTGTTGATTTGAGATTGGTCTAAAGTTCCCAAAACTGACTCTATGTCTTTGTACGTCTTTAGCGTATTCTTTAATTCGCGTACAGATTCCTTCAACATGTCACGAAAATCACCCTCTATTCTAAGCTGTTCTTTAGCATAATCATACAGTATTTTTGCTGTATCTATTTTACTCTTTTGATCTTGATCGCCAGCTTTTTTATTCTCGTCTGCCATCTGCTAATGTGTATAGGTATAAATATCTGACATGACTACTTTTTAGCCTTAGATTTAGAAACAAAATCTGGCGGTTTAACCATCGCATTCTTTGTATCATCGGACATCTTGAACTTCTGCATATCAGTCTTCTCTGTTATAGTCTGGGACTGCTGGTTGCGCTGTTCTTGAACTTTTCCTAGGAATTCATTGATCTTCTTAAGGCTGAATTTTCTATGAGGAATTGGCATACTCCAGACGTCTTGCCAGCTAAATCCTCCATTTCCATGATAAACTAACTCAAAAACTTCCTGGAGAAATACTGGTCTATACTCTAAGCTTGGAAAAAATGGACAATGAATATATTCAAAACCTTCTTTGGGCATAATTTTTATTTTCTCTTACAGTTATCAAAATGATATCGAGTCATTAGTGGAGCTCCACCTTCTTTATTACAATGAGGACATTTTACTTTTCTATGAGGTACTCCAATATAAAAAACCTCACTCTTGTCCAGTCTTACATGTCGATATACATACGCTATATACTATACTTCTGTTCCTGGGAAAAAAAACGAAGCAAACATTGGCAAATCTATTTCTGATTCTGTTCCGTCTTTAAAGGTAATATTAATTTTTGTTGATATATCAGGAGTCACTGAGTTTATGTATTTTCTTAGCTCTACTGAATCTCTTGACATCAGGGCTTGATCTACAAACTCACGAATAGTCTTTATTGTATAATCTCCATTTACTGATGTAATCTGATGTTTCATTCGTAAACTAATCGCTCCAGGATCAGTTCCTAGCGCTTTCTTTAGACCTTTTGCTTCATCATCGATTCGCTTATCGTCTCCTACAGTAAGCAGCTTAAATGTGATCTTATTCTTTGAAAATGGTAATGTAAATTCAAATTCATTCTTTCCAGTAAATAGACTCTCATCTATCTTCTTATATTCCATTGTTTGAAGATCTGCATTAATAACCTCTTCTTCTCCGGTTTCTGGATGTTGGTATTTGAATTGGTAGTCCTTGCCATAGGCTAAAATCCTTGCAGCAATTAAAAGTCCATTTCTATCTCCTAATATTAGATCATCATAATTAATGTCTGTGGAGATTAAGGCTTTAAGTGTCTTCTCAATTGCTGTGCCATTTTTGAGATTATTCACGTTTGTAAGTATATCCTCATGTCGAGCTGTCATATACTGCATCTCAATTTCACCTTTGGATAATGGACTTTCTTTTGTATAGATTAATCCCTTGCTTGGGAGTTCTATCATCTCTGTTGGAACTGTAAATTTTTGTTCTGCCATGTGTAACTTTGTTTATTATATATATTGAGGTTTTAAGTTTTCCTCTATCAAAAGAATATAATGAAACTTTTTGAGATTAAAAAGATTATGTATTAAGTTTGTAATATATCTCATGATCTTGGAGAAATTGATAATATTTACTGGATTTAGTTTTGGGTTTAGAAGGATTTGCGTGAGTATCTTTATTTAATACATCATGAAGTACTGAGTAATGTATATTTCCTAAAATCTTTGATAATTGCAATGCAGATCCAGCTTCTATTTTCTCTCCAGTAATTTTATTTTTGCAAATCACTGAACCCTTACTAGCTCTAGAATCTTCTCCTATTTTACCTAATTTTGATAGTGTAGCAGATTTTGATATATTTAATCTTTGCTCATCTGTAGGAATCCAATCTTTTTTACCCCCTATTCCATTTTTATTCCCCTTTAGCTTTATTGCTATATTTTCTCTATGAGATTTAGATTTTTTTCTTTTCCATAGTTTCATAAGGGCTTCTCTGGCTACTGCATATTCTTCTTCACTAAGTTCTAAATCTCCGCTATACGTCATTCTATGAAATGCCCAAAGAAATTTATATCTATATAGCGGATGTTCTTTATAGCATTCTGCAAGTATCTTATGCACTCTATAATGTTCTCTAGCAGTTAGTAGTACTGTAGAGCTTTTTTTACCATACTCAGCTAAACATTCTGGGACTATATGATGTGCTTCATAGTATGTATCACCACCTTTTTGTCTATTTTCTAATAAAGCCTGTCTTATTATTTTAAAGTAACTTGTAAGCATGAAAAATCCTCCTTTATTATAAATATCGGAGGATTTAGTTCGTTAGTAATTTAGAATAAAAATATTCTAGTAATTGAGGATTAATAATTTAAAATACAAAAATCACAACCGAGTGTCAATGTTAACTCTGTAGGATCTGATGTAGACCAGTCATAATTACCAGCTGAGAATGTTTTTATAAATGCACCTTTTACGATCCACTCACTTACTATATCTCCTACTGGTCCTACTATATCCAATGTTACATCTTTCTTATAGAAGTCAGAATAGCCATCGCGACCAGTAACTGATTCATGGTGTAATCTGACCCACTCCATACAAGCCTGTTGACCTGAAGGTGATATTGGATTATAAAGAGAAAGCTCAATGTCTTTCCACTCTGCTTTACCTTTTATCTTGAAGTAAGTGTTGATGTGATCTAATTTGATCTCTCCCATTTCAACGCTTGGTGCTGATGCCTTTTTAATCATGTATGAAGGAATACCGTCAATGTACATGATAAACCTATTACTTACTGTAGGTTCAAATGCTGTATAAAATATTTCTGATGGATCCAAAAGACCTGCCATTTTATTATAGTTTTATTATTGTTGTTCGTTTATAAATATCTTATTTTGTGTTTTATTATTTTCCAAAGTAAAATCTAGACTGTATATCTTTTTTTACTTTAGATAATATGCTGTCTGAATCTGATTCTATTGTTGAAATCTTTCTATAACTATAATCAAAAACTGAGATGGTTGCTACTTGTTTTGTGGGGTCGAAATTTGCGCAACAATAAATATAACTCATAGGTCCATTACTCACTTTCCAGCCGCACTGATCACCAGGAGAAAATTTAAGATGTTTAAATTCTTTAGCTAAACCACCTATAGCATTAATAACAGCTTGTGCACTCTGATATTGCTTATCAAGAGATAATCCTTTTTTAATTGAAGAAAATGCGCCTTCAGTTACTTTCTTTTTTACTGCTGAGAATCCTTTGCCTTTTTTACCGATGTCTTTTCCAGCTTTTGCCTTTTTAACTACTGCAGATTTCTCCTTTTTGGTAAGACCTGCAGATGGTTTCTTTTTAGCTTCATTCAATACTTTTCCTTTAATGGACTCGTATAATGCCATTGGTATTTTTACTCGTACGATTGTGTCTTTATTCATATTATATGTCTATATAAGTAAGCGATTAACCAAAGGAAACTCCTGTTGGTAGAATATTAAATGTCAAGTAAATAAATTCACTTGTTCTAGTTGGTTGTAAGTATATTGATCCTATAAGCTCGTTTCTGTCTATTGTGGCAGGTGTGTTATTTGTATCATCCATTACAACTGAGAAGCTGTAAAGACCTTGTCTCTGCTGTACGCTTGCAAGATATGGATTCACTGCATTCAGGAATTTATTTCTTGTTACCTGAGTGTTTGGTTCGAATACTAGGTTATCTGCAATCTGACCAATATAAGACTTAAGTGATATTAGCAATCTTCTAACATTAACTCTATCAAGTGCTGATGCTTTTTGCTGTAGTGTTTTTTGGCCGTATATTACTGTACCAACTCCTGGGAATATTGATATTGGGTTTACTTTAGATGAATATAGAGTATTTCTATCGTCAATTGAAAGTTTTCTTTCTGGCTGTAGAACTGTACTCATTCCACCTCTTGTAAAACCTGCTGGAGCAAACCACTCTGCGCTGATCTTATCATTATATTCATATACTGCTGGTACCATTGTAGAAGCTGGAACAAAATTAGTTTTTCCTGTTTCTATTGATCTTACTTGTACCCATGGCCAATATGTAGCACCGTATGAGTTATCGTATGATTTAGCCAGTGTAGTTATCGTTCCTATATTCTGAGCATATCCACCCATATCTACTACTGCGATGTTGTCTCCTCTATTCTGTGCAAGAGTTAAAAGAGCATTGATCTCAGTAGATGCATTCTGTGCTGTTATACCTGGAGCGTATACTGAGTTGAATTTATATGAGTCTTTATTTCCAAGAAGGTTTATTGCCAGATCATAGTCTGCTGCATGTAGACCCTGTATATTTGAATTTGGAGTTGATGTTGTAGATGCTACTGTTGGAATTGCTTCAAACATATTTAATGCCTCTATTCCGAAAGATCCATATAGACCACCAGTTGCTCCATTAAATGCTCCGTTTATAGATCCTGATCCTACTAAAGGAAGAGAACTTGTATATTGGCTTTGAGGAGTACCTGCTGCATTAAAGTAGTTTGGAGTATTCAGGTTTACTGATTTTACTCTAACATACTTACTCTTATTCATATACGATCCTGTAGTTTGCAAGTAGTAATTACCTGTGCTAGGATCTTGAATTGCATTTTGGGTTTGATCTCCAATTACATAAGATATATAAGTGTTTTGGTTTGGATCAAGAGAAAGATTGTTCCATGTTTCTAATACTGTTGTATTATTTACATAGTCATCTCCTCTGCGAATTACCAAACTAAATAGACCTGAACCTGAATCAGAGCTTACTATTTCCCATCTTACATTTACAGATGAACCAGAAACAAGAGCACCGTTTGTTGCGCTACCTGAGTTATTCATTACTGTACCTGCAGACAGTGTTTCTAAAGTAAATGCTGTTATACTACCAGATGCTATAACACTAGCTGTAGCTGGAGTATAAGATCCAGAAACTACTCTGGTAACTAGCAACGAAGAACCCCCTTGTTGGAAGTATCCATTTGCTGCCATGCTTGTAAGATATTCATATGAAGTACCTCCTGAAACAAAAGCTGCTCCGAATATTGCCTTGTATTGCGAATATGAAGTTACTATTGTTGGGATATTAACCGGTCCTAAAATTGTTGGTCCTATTAATGCAGCGCCTGCTTGGATTGGTCCCTGTGTTATCTGAGTCTGGTCGTTCTCAATCGAGAATACTCCAGGGCTTATGAGTGTTTCAGCCATTTATATTGTTGTTTTTTCTACTAATAAATATTGATAATTTCTTACGAAATATCTCCTGTTTCTATATTTATCGTAACATTTCCATACTTTGACTTTATTTCTTCAAAAATAGATTCTTCTCTGTGTTTTAAAGATATAATTTCCTTTTTCTGCTCATCAATCTTAAGTTCTATTGAGATCTTTTGAAATTCTAATTCTCCCAATGCTGATGCTATATCTAGAGCATCTTTTCTAATCAGATTAATTTTGCTAAGTTCGTCTTCTGTAAGTTTTGCCATAACGTGTATTTTTGTTTATAAATATCAATTATTCTTCGTCGTCTTCGTAATCTTTAATAATGTCACCAGATTCTTTCCACTTAAATGCTACTATTATTGCTATTGCTAACACAATCGATATAGATAGCACTAATAAGCACATTGTATTTACACTTTATTATAA